AGAGGTGCTGAATTAGGGATTATGTATAAAACCAAAAAAGACCAGCTGTATAATGTGAAAGCATCAGTTAATGTCGATGGGACATTGCTTTACGGTGTTGGTTATTACTATAAAATAAAATAAGATGTATTTAATCAGATGTATTAAAGCGTGGTTTACTGCGAAGAAAGAAGTAGCAGTAGCCGTTGAGAAGACTCAAGACGCTGTAGTAGAAATTAAGGATGCTGTAGCAGAAGCTATTGCAGAAGTTGCAGTACCGACACAAAAGAAAAAGAAGCACTACGCTAAGAAAAAGAAATAATATGTTACTAAGAGTAGGTTCACAAGGAGAAGATGTCACTAAGCTTCAAATTAAGCTTGGCGTAGACCCTATTGGTAAGTTTGGTCCTAAGACAGAGGCAGCAGTTAAAGGGTGGCAATCAGCACACGGCTTAACGCCTGACGGTATTGTAGGAGATGCAACGTGGTCAAAGATGTTTTCTACAGTAGCAACGCCTCCATCTTATAATTCAGTAGTAATAAATACTTCTGCATCATTTGCCCCACCAGCTCCAAGCGCAACTATTAATGTATTTAAGCTAGATGCACTTAAAGGACACGTTCCTCAAACTGTTATCGACCAAATTCCTGATACAGCAGCACGTTTTGGCATTACAACCCCATTACGGTTAGCTCATTTCTTAGCGCAATGCGGACACGAATCAGGTGGCTTTAGAGCTGTACAAGAAAACCTTAATTACTCGGCTAAAGGATTATGCGGAATCTTCCGTAAATACTTCCCTAGCGTAACAATTGCTATGCAATACGAACGCAAGCCTGAGAAGATTGCTAACAAGGTTTATGCTAACCGTATGGGTAATGGTAGCGAAGCATCAGGAGACGGGTGGAAGCACCGTGGAAGAGGCTATATCCAACTCACGGGTAAGAACAATTATGAAGCATTTGATGCTACAGTCCCTGAAGACATTATAGCTAACCCTGATTTGGTAGCGACTAAATATCCTTTAGCCTCCGCAGCGTTCTTCTTTAAGAAAAACAACTTATGGTCTATTTGTGACAGAGGTGCAAGCACTGATGTTGTAACTGCTGTAACTAAACGCGTAAACGGTGGAACTATTGGTTTAGCAGACCGTCAGAAACATTTTAAAGAGTTCTATCATTTATTAGCATAATGGCAAAGCAAAAACCATCATCGGAGAACAAAAAGGTTGTATTTGGTGTACGTCGTAACGGCAAGCACAAGAAGACAAATGGTCCAAAAGAAAGTCCTTCTAAGAAATCTAGGGGGCAAGGGTAATTATGAGACTACTGCTCAGCATATTGTTATTTTGGACAATGAGTCCACAAGAAATAACTGTAGCATCTGTACAGAATAATGTACAGATTGGCGCTCTTGCTGGCAATAGGAACTTAGAGTTTGGTGTGAAGAATATGTTAGAGGAGTTCTTGCAAGAAGCAGGACACGATGTCTCCGATGACGCACCAACTCAGATTAAGGTAGAGATTCTTTATTTAGACGTATTAAAAACTCAGTCTAACCTATCAGTATTCCACAATAACAAGGAAGCTGTAGTAATTAGAATGAGAGGCAAATTAATACAGGATGGGAAGGTTAAGAAGACCGTTATCGTTGAAGAGCAAGCAGCTGAAGTTTCAATGTCTGCATTACTAATTGACGAGGGCGGCAAGTTTAACCAAACCAATCTAAGCTCTGCATTAAAGAAATCTTGTAACACCTTAATCACTAAGCTCTTATAATGAAAAAACTCTTATTAATTGTCCAGTTTATTATCGCATTAACTGGACATTCTTACGCTCAGACAGTTAAGTTAAGTTTGCAAAATGCAAACACTAACACCAACGTTGATGGCAATGTAATTAACAAGGGAGATGAGTTCCTTGTAACCGTTATGGCGGATGGTAACAATAACACATCCACTCGTGCACTATACTTTGACTTTGAGTACCAAAACACAGCTTTTCAATTAATCTCTGTTAATCACACGGGAACTGGAGGCAATGGCGGTATTATTCCTTATGGCTCTCAGATAACGATGGACTTCCAGAATTATCCAGGCTATAGCTACAACAAGACAACACAGAACACTACAGATAACGGCAACACTAACTACAATAACTCTCAATATAACTACACTCAAGGTGGACCAAAATCAATTCTCCGTGTATATCTTAACTGGTCTATTGCATCAGGCGGATTAGGCAAGGATAGGTTATTAGTTCTTAAATTTAAGCTAAAGACGGACTCCCCAGGATACGCTTGGAATCCCATTGTAATGAACTTTGCTGCAGCATTTAATCAAAATGGTACATCTGGTTCAACCTTAATGACAACGCCTCTTACAAGCGTTATTATGCTAGACCCAGTAGCTACTAGGTATATTAACCCTACAATTGATTACAACGCAAATGTAGACGTGCAGTCGCTTCATCGCATTGCCTTTACTGACAGCGTTGCTAATACAACTTACTTAGTAGATGCGTTATCCGACGGAACGATTCCTGTTGACCAAACTCAGTTTAAGCCTAACACAGTTTACCACGTTCGGACATTATTTAATATGGACTCCATAAAGGAGCTATCCGACGCGGCAGTATCTGTATCTGATTACACAACAGCTCAAGCAGAATTTGTTACACAGAACCTAGATGGAACGTTTAAGAATCAAAACATCGTCACAGGTGCAGGATACTACGCGGCAGATGTAAACTTCAATAAGAAGTTTGACGGAGGAGACTTGGTACGACTATATGCACAGGTAACAGGAGTAGAGAACTTAGTTACGCTACCTGCTAATTACGCATCAGGAACAGATATGTATATGAGTGTGCCTACGTTCACAGACTCTACGTTTAATAGATTAACTGCGGCAAATTGGAAGGATGCACCTAATAATTATGTACGCTTTAAGACAGCAGAAATTGGAAAGAATCTTCCATTAAAGCTTAGATTCCTTATCCCAGGAGACATCAACAGAAGCCATAGCTCTCAGGTTATAATTAATAATGCTATCGCTACTAACGCAGTCCCTAGTCTAAAGAAAAACCTATCTATGACTCAGACAGCCCACTTATTAATCAATACTCCTCAGTTAATCCCTGCTATCGATGTCACAATTTTAGGAAAAACTGTGACAACTAATAGCTTTGATATACCTGTTAAAGTAAATACTAAGGCAAGTAATGTCGCGGCACTACAATTTGAGTTCGTTTATGACCCAACAAAAGTTAAATTTGTATCGTTGTTAAACGAGCTTCCTAACACTTGGTATACATTTGTACAGAACAAAGAAGGTAAGGTAAGAATTGGAGCTATAGACAAGGAAATAAAGAATCCTGTGACAGGCGAGTTTACTCCATTTGTATTGAAGTTTGAGACAATAGGCAATGGTGCGGACATCAATACTGTTATTCGCGTGTCTCCCAATATGGATGCCGCATCTAAAACAGGTTACCAACTAGGGATTAATTTAAACCTAGACGTTATAAAATTGACAGGAATAAATAACTTTTAAGTTAAATGAAGAAGATTGTAGCTTTGTTGTTGATAGTGATGCTGGCGGCTTGCCACGACATTGAAGTGTTAGAAAAGGAAGTAAACCTTGGTTCTGCTCCTGCTAAGACAGATATTTCTAGCTTAGTAGTGGATGGACAGACAGCAACCATTGTAGCAAATACAGTAGTAGGTGCTAGATACTCTATTCAGCTATACAAGTTCGGGAAAACCGAACCTTTTAAAACAGTTGGTTTTACAGCAACGTCTGTAGCTACAATAAAGAGTATCCAGTTGGATACAGTATCCCGTGGGTTATATGACCTTACATTAACAGATGTATCGGGTGTAACAATTAAAAAACCTTTAATAATTAATTAAAATGGCATATGTTTATCGACATATAAGGCTAGATACAAATAAAGTATTTTATATAGGAATAGGAGGCGACAATAGTGGCAAATACAAAAGAGCTAAAGATACAGGAAGAAGAAGTCTGTATTGGAAAAATATAACTAGTAAAACTGAATATAGGATTGATATCCTTTTTGACGACATAGATTTAGATGTAGCTAAGGAAAAAGAAATTGAATTTATTAAGCTATACGGAAGAAGAGATAGAAAACTAGGCACTTTGGTTAATTTAACTGATGGAGGCGAAGGTGCCGTTGGAGTAGTTTTTTCTGATGAGACTCGAAAAAGAATGAGTTTAGCTCAATCTGGAAAAGTATTATCTGAATCAACACTTGAGAAATTTAGAATAAAAAAGACAGAGGATGCTAAAAAGAATATGCGTAAACCTAAAAGTGAAACACACAGATTAAATATCCAAAAAGCTAGATTAGGTAAAAAAGCAAATATAATAATATGCCCACATTGCGAGAAAGCAGGAGGGGATAATACTATGAAAAGATGGCATTTTGAAAATTGTAAATTAATAAAATTAAAATAATGGAAGAGAATACAGGAAATGAAGGTGGCTCGTTGAAGAGCATCCTTATCGGATTAGCAAGTACTATCGCACTAGGTGTAGGTGGATTTGTAACAAAACAATTAACAGGAGAAGAAGAGGCTGCACAACCAGCGGCTGCTGTAACAGCTCCTGCTCCCGTAATTAACATTACAACTAATAACACGCAACAGCAGAAGCAAGCGGCATCAGCAGGCGGCACAAGAGTTGTTGAGCGGGTTGTAGAGAAACCAGCGGCACCTAAGAAGAAAACAGAGAAAGAAGCTTTGCAAGAAGAGCCGAAGTGGTAATTAATGTTGGTTATATTATACATTAACCCCGCTTTTAGGTATTAATGATGGATATATTATACATTATTGGGCATAATTTGAACATTCCATTGTGCACAATTCCGAATTAGTGTTACCTATTTGCCAAAATCTGTAACAAAATGATGCCGAATTCGGAAGTTGTTAAAAATCCAAACCAATATGGGGAGGAAAATAATAAAAATCCAAACCGATATGGTTTGCATTAGTAATATAAACTATAATTTACAAATATGTAAATTTTTGTAAAAGATACTTAACGTTATGAAGAAAATATTAGTCTTATTGTTATGTTCATTTGCAGCAACGGCACAGGTAGCCTCTGTTAAGACAGAAGCTTATACAGCCTCGTTTGAGAAGAAGATTAATATCGATTCGTTAATGGACTACGAAGGTCCAAAAATCCCTATTCAGCTATTATCTTTAGGCATCAATGAAGAGGTCTATGCGGCTTATCCTGAGCTTAAAGACAAGCGTGTGGGGCTTGGAGTTACCAACATTGTTATCGAGTTCCTAGAGGAAACTAACCGTTTTACGTTTACTGAAGATAAAGCGGAAATTAAGAACAGGATGGTAAAGCAGTTCCAAGCCTCACAAGCTGGAATCTCAGAAAACAAACTAGACGGTAGAGGCAAGATTAAGCTTGCTCAATACTTTGTTTACATCGAATGCTACGACTTCTCAATTAGTGAAGATGAATCCATTTCAATTAAGGGCGACACAAAACAAACTGTAGTCACGCGATTAGGTTTGCAGGTAAAATTCGTCAATGCAGAGACTGGAGAGTTCTTTACAGGTTCAGGATTAGGAGAAGCTAAAACTACGCGCGAGGCTACATTAATGAATGACGGCAACTTCGCAGAGGTTAAGTTCAATCAGTCTACTATCGGTACAACAACCAAGAAAGCGCTAGAGAATGCTGCGGCTAAGATTATCGTTCGGATGATTAAGAAGAAGATATTCAAGTGAAATGGTTTGTAATTGCGCTCGTACTTATACTCACAGTACAAATACAGGCGTTTTCTCAAGTACTAACACAAGTATTTGTTGACCCTTGTAGCGGGAAAATAACAACTGTAGTTGTGCCAATCGCTAACGGGAAAACCACAGTTGTCTACAGAGGTCAATACAGAGTAATAACGGCAAACGATATTACTTCAGGCGCACTACAAGCTTGGATTAATGACCTGACTATAAACTTTCCTTGCCCGCAAGCTACAGTTGCTGTACAACAAACAGTAGCAAATGCAGTTCAGCAGGCAGTAGCGCAAGCAACAGCCACAGCAACAGCAACTGCGACAGCGGCGGCTACTTCAGCAGCAACATCTGCGGCAACATCAGCTGCCTCCTCAGCGGCATCAGGAGCAGCATCTTCTGCAGCAAGTAGTGCGGCAGCTTCAACACCAGCACCTAGTAGTACACCTTCATCAAGCAGTTCAAGTAGTTCATCTCAAGGCGAGAGCAGTTCTCCTAAAACAGAGTCTAAGTCAGAAACAAAGTCAGAGTCTAAAAGCGAAGAGAAGTCTGAATCTAAATCCGAATCAAAAAGTGAAAGCAAGAAAGAATCCAAATCAGAAAAGAAAAGCGAGTCCAAGAAATCGAACGCTGTGGCGAATCCGATTATATATAGCTCGGACTTTACGGTCGCTCCAACAAGTGATATCGTTTCTATTATCGCAAGCGTAGGACTTAGCCAAAGTTCACTAATGGGAAACTCTTCGTGGGGCATATCTTCTATGATATGGTCTACGTTTGACCAGTTTGCTTTATCGGGCAGATACACCTTAATGAACTTTTCAGAAGGCAAGATGCAATCTATCTCTAATTTTGGTGTGACAGGCGTCTATTTAGGGGGCACAACGCTTGGATTTGTTACTGCTGCACATATCCAACCTTTAGGGAAATACGGTGTCTCAGGAGCCAACTATACGCTTAGTGTTGCAGGCGCAGATGTGGGGCTAAACATCAGTAATAACGTAATGCTATTCTACACTATACCAGTTAAGATTAGTAAGAGACTAACCATTTCTCCTGATATTTATCTATCAGGTAGCTCAACAGGATTCTTGACGGCACAACAAAAGTTTATCACATCAGATGACATTGGAGTACTTACAGGCGCATCCTTTGATATAGCGCTTACTAAACGGTTTAAGTTTAACTTTGCGTTAAAGACAGGATTCAATACTAACCCAATTATTCCACAAAGTTATTTGGGTATGATTGGGACAAAGATAAATTTATAGGTATCTTTACTCAACCAAACAATAGGATATGATTCAATTTATGATTCCATCAGATGCCATCGGTATTGATGATATGGAGCACATTAAGTTCTTAGGAATCCAAGATGCTAAAATTAAGTCGCTTTTAGACATATTAGATGGTATTGAACAGATTCCTGTTGAGTCTAAATTAGAGCTAGAAACTAATGTATTAGACGCTTTAAACGAAATTGTTAAAAGATTAAGAAAGTAGAATAATTTTTCATATAGGTTGTTTATCTAATGCCTTGGTTCTATGAGCCAGGGCATTGTCTTTTATAGATAAAATTTCATAACTTTGGATAAATATAACATTATGTATAATGGCTAATATAGCAATTAAGGATGCGCACGACTTCATTCGCTCCATTATAAAGAAAAATAAAGGAGGGTTTGTTAGTCCAGCAGATATAGATATGGCTCTTAATCGCAGTGCGTCCGATTGGACAAACGCTGCATTAGTTAAATATCAATCAACAGGGAAGTTTGATTATGACCATTTATTGGTTAAGAAGAAGACATTTACTGTAGGTAGCTCTACATCAATTCAAAGTATTGGTCAAGATGATTATGTTCAGGGCTTAACTATTTATATTAAAGACGGGGCAAATACTGTAGAAGGGAGATTATATAACTGGGATACGTTTTTAGAAGTAAAAAATAGTGCAATTATACCTCCAAGTTTAAGCGACCCAATTGCTACGGTATATGTTGCTGAAGAAAGTTCAGTAAACGTACCTAAGATAGAGTTTGCACCTGTGCCTCCATCAGGAACAACATATGAGTACATATTAATATATATGAGACGCCCTAAGAAGGGGGTTTATGCTTTTACTACAAGCGGGGGTAATTTTACTTATAATCCAACAGGTAGCGTAGATATTGATATTGACGAAAGATACTTTTCTGACATTGTGACTCGCGCACTAATGTACTTAGGTATATCATTAAAAGACGGAGATGTTGCTTCTGTTGAAGCAATGAGAGATAACAATCAGAGATTAGACGAAAGGTAATAAGTTATGACTAAGAAAATTTTAGCTGAACAGATACAGCGCCTTTATGCTAGATTTATAGATAAAGAGAACCCGTCTGATATAATTGACACAAGAGAGATTATTTTACTTGTTGGTCAAAGCCTTAATAAAGTACTTAAGCTACAGGTAGCTGAGTCATTTAAGGCGGGTATGATTGATGTACCTAAGTGTAACTTAATTGAATACACAGCTGCTGTTACTGCTGACTCAGGAAACAATCGCGCTTATATTACACTTCCTGTTATTCCATTAACATTGCCTATGGATATGGGTATTTGGTCTATTGCAGCAGCAACTGGAGCGATGAATCCTTATATACCAATCCCTGCACAAGATGTATTGGTATTTCAGGGGGCAAACTTAAGCTACCTGGAAGGCAAGATTGGGTATTATGTACAAGGCAAAAGAGTGTACTTTACAAAGAACATTACACTTACTGCTAACGGTACAGTAACTTCAGTTGTTGTTAACTTATTAACAATGGATTTAAGTCAATTTGGAGACAATGATTTGTTACCAATTTCACCAGAAGTTGAGTCTACAATCATTGCAGACGTTTTAGAAACAATTAGCAATGGTCGTGTATCTCAGGCGGAAGTAGCTAGTAAACAACAATAAGAATGAAGACAAAGAGTTTAGACGTTATCGTAAGAGATACTTTGTTAGATAACGGTTTGCCGTTACACTATTATACTCGATATTTACATCACGGACTTCGATGCTTAGATGAACTATCTCTTGACTTTGATATGGGTAATATTAAGACTGTTGTTCTTAGTGTTACTGATTATCGCAGGGCTATTCTCCCTGCTGACTTTATTGATGTTGTGGACGTATCTGGAAAGCACGGCGAGCATCTTTTACCATTAGAAAGAGTACGTAACCTTAACAAGCTGTATAACAGAGATACTCAAGGTAATAAAATACCTTATCCAGCTGAGCAGTCAGTTAACTATGATGCTGAATTTAACTACAACTTAATTAGCGGTGGTGCAACTATGAACTCCAGAGGTGAGTTAATTGGTCGCTTCTATGGTCGTCAAAGAAATCCTTTAATGACTTACGATATTGACACCATTAATTCGGAGCTAGTATTTAGCAATACGATGGATTTAATTGAGGTTACGTTAACTTATATAACTTCAGCAGTATCTCGTTCTACAGCTAACGTAGTGACTCCATATGCAACAGATGTTATTAGTAAGTATATTACTATGATGGCAGCTAAGGCAGAAGGTTCTACTATTGGTAAGTATCAACTAGCACAACAGGATTATCAAAACGCTAAACGCGTATTTAGAGCAAGAATGAATTCAATGGACTTCGCGGAAATGATTAGCTTAATCAGAAACGGTATCCACGGTGCACTTAAAAACTAATTAACATAATGGCTAAAGTATCTTTAAAAGCTACAGGCGGATTAAATAAAGATGTAGACTTGAATTTATTGCCAGAGGGCGATTATTCAGATGCAACTAATATAATCTTTGATTCAGGTAAAACGGGTGGTGCTGGAGCAATTAAGATGCTTGAGTCTATATTAGCTGATAACCCTAATATAAATTTTTCTTCCCATACAATTAAAGATACGCACCAGTCGGCGGATGGTCAGATTTATGTTTTAACGGTAAATGTCGCTACAGCGTATATTTATAGAATACCTACGACATTAGATTCTAAAGTTTTAATTCTTAGCTATACTCATAGCGTAAGCACTGATTTTGCTCCTGACATTAAAGTTCTAGACAACTGTATTATCTGGAATTATCACGGTACAGGAACACCTTTATTGTTTTGTTTAGATGGATGGTCGACTGCTGTAAATCCTGCAATTGGGGACTTGAAGTTAGTTAAAAGAACACCTAATAACACATTCTCTATTAATAAAGTAGTTGGCACAGCAGAAGCTGGATTAGAGTTCTTGGAAACTAATGACTTCCAGTTTTGTGCTAGATATCAATACAAGTCAGGAGAATACTCAGCAATGAGTTCTTATTCTCAGATGTATAAGGCTGAGGTTGGTATAACTGAATACGGGTTTAATTATTCTTTTTCAGGAGCGCCTGCAAATGCAGAATACTTAGAAGTATATACAAGAATTGGTAATGCAGGTATCTGGCGTAGAATTGATACTTGGAAAATAGGAGACGCCTTAGCTACTCCACCAAGTAGAGACTTTATTTGGACAGGACAAATATATGAGAGCTTAGATTCAGTAACGACATCTAAGCCATTTGACGCTGTTCCAGTTAGCGCTAAACATATTGAGATTGCCAAGAATCGTGTATTCTTAGCTAATATTGTAGATGACTATGATATAACTTCTGCTAACCTAGACTTTACTATTACTAAACTTGCTGGTAACGGATATGAGCCATCTACATCAGGTGGCACATATGGAAGCTATTTGTCTTCTAGTAATCTATTTGCAGAGGCGGCTCTTAGTAGCAAAGAGTCTACTTCAACCGCTTATTATAAGCCATTTGCTAATAACTCAACTTATGGTATTGGATTAGCTTACTATGATGAAGCTATGAAGACGCGCGGTGTGGAGAAGTATGTTAAGTTTAATACAGGAAAGTTCGCTTATCCTATATTGCCAACAATCAGAGTTGCTTTAGGTTCTACTTGGGCTAAGCCTTCTTGGGCAAAGTATGCACAATTAGTATATACTAAGAATATCTCTAAGTCATATATCTATGAAGGATATGCAAGTAATATCTTCTTTGAGTTAAAGTCTTTAACAACTTTATCGACTACAAAAGCTGTTACAGAAATAACCACGATATCTCAGTCTATTACAGTTGACCAATTAAAGAACGTTAGTTCTCTTGTTGTTGACTTAATGGGTATGTTCAGAGCTAATAATATATACAACTTCTCTGATGGCGACAGGATTTCTATTAACACTCCTATTGGATTACTTGACCTTAGAATAGAAAGTCAGAACGACAATTTCTTGTATTGCAAGTACGATAAGGATGTTATGTCAAATCCTGCTATACCAGTAGCAAAGAGTCTATATTTTGAGATTTATACGCCTAAGCAAGTTCCAGAAGATGAGTCATTACTCTTTTATGAGTATGGTAGCTTAATTGATATTACATCTACTGGGGAAAATTGGGTCGCATCTACTAATAAAGATATATCAGGAGACGGAACTTTGAACACAAACAAGTTATTAGGAGATATGGTATTTTCTAAAGTTGATTTGCCTGTATATTCAACTTCTCCATTCTTATATAATACAGTTAAGGATTTACCAAAGCAGGTAACTGAAGATGTAGTAGCGTCAGCAAATGGATTTGTTTATCAGTCAATGACAAAGTTTGCTACCTCATCGTCTCCAACACCTTCGCCATCTACAACAAAATTAGTATTAACTTCTTTTGAAGCTAATCCTAATGGTGATACAGCTAGATTCTTAGATGACTCAAATGCTACAGTGTCTGCAGGTAATTATATGGCGGTGTCAGGATTCTATGATATAGGAGACCAAGATGATGTTAATAAGATAACTTTAACCGCAACACTTACAGCAAGTATGTCTGTAACAAGACCGTTTGCATCTACAAATACACCATATATTACTTGGAGCCTAAAGGGACAGATATACAGAGTTCCTTATGATAACAATACAAATACATATGGTGCCCCAGTCGTATTTGGTCCTATTCAAAACTTCTTAACAAGCGCCGACTATACATATTATCATACAGGTAGCGGAACAACTTCATCAGGTACTTACAATATTAATGTAACTAAAGAAGTGTTATTGTCTTCAGATAATGACATTGCAGCAAATGACAAGTTCTATACAGATTTAACGCTTACATTAGTTGGAGGTGGAACAGATTTCTCAAATGGCTCAGTAACTATTGCTAAGACAACTGGTGAAACAAGGGGTATTCTGTTTAGTTTAAATGGAGATAGAACTAAGCCAAAGACTATCACTACTTACGATTCAAACTCAATTATATCGGGTACAAAAGAAAAGCTTGTTTTCCGCGCGTCTTCTACTGCTACTTCAAAACAACACTGGAATACTTCAGCTGGAAAGCCATTAGTATTAGTTTCCAAAAACTTAAATACAACTTCGCGAAAAAACACTATTCGTTATGGAGGTAATTATGTAGCAGGAACTAAGATTAATAACCTTAGCTCATTCTTTGCTTTAGATAGCGCAGATGTGCCAGTTGAGAACGGTGAGATTGTAGCATTACACAGAGCTTCAAGATTACAAGGCAATGGCACAATGTTACTTGCTTTATGTCAGAATGAATCTGCTTATATCCTATTAGGAGAACAAGAATTAACGCAAGGTAATAATCAAGGCATCTTATCTATCTCTTCTAATGTAATAGGTACAATTCGTAACCTTGGATATAACTACGGCTTACAAGAAAAGCAGTCGGCGTTCAACTACAAGGGAAATATCTGGTGGTGGGACAACTACAATAAGAAAATAATTAAGTACAACGAAAAAGGCATTGAGCTAGTAAGCGATGTATATATGCGCTCAGAGTTCTTGACTAAATCAGGTGCTGCCAAATTTGCTTTTGACCCATTCTATAATATGTGCTTTGTGTCTATTGGAGAGGAGGCAACCTCTTTAGGATACTCAGATACGTTGAAGCGTTGGATATCTAAGTATACATTTAAACCAGATTACGCAGAAAGCTACGGAGATAAGATGGTATTATTTAAGAGCGGTGTAGTTTATAAGTCATTACAGTCAGGATATAACGCCTTCTTAGGGGTTTCCGCCGTTGATTCTGCGATTACTTTTACGCTGAACAGTAGATTGCCTATTATGCCTTTGAACGTGTCTGTATCGCACAATATGAACGTTATGGACTACTCTAAAGCTAACGGAGTTAAAGAATCTTTATTGTCAATTGCTATAACAAATGAGAATGGACAAACAAGCGCAATAAACGAAACTAACTTTATAGCAGAGGACAATAGATTGTATGCGCACATATTAAGAGACAGCTCATCAACTGGTGGATTAATATCAGGTAACTACATAATTGGCTATCTAAATAATTTTGTCGTATCTTTAAAGGATAAAACTCAGAATATGAGATTGAACTCCTTAGATATAGAAGTACAACCAATATCAGGACACTCATAACAATAATACAAAATGGCATTACCATCATTACTTTTAGGAGCAGCAGGAGGCGCAATGAATGTAATTGGAGCTGTTGGCAAGAAAAACGAAGCCAAAAGACAATTAGCTAATCAACGTGTTTTTGCAGGACAACAAAGAAGCGCATTCGATACAGGTTACGCAGACCTATTGTCTCAAGCAAAATCAACACCTACATATCAAGGAGATATTTCTCGTTTTACTAAAGTAGAGCAGCAAGCTGACTTAGCTAAGCGTATGGCATCAGGTCAATCGCGTGGAGCTGGAGAACAAATTGCTAGAGACCAAGCAGCACAAACATCTGCTAACGCATTAGCTGCAGCAACAAGAGGAGCTGGTAGTGGCACAGATATTATGACAGCTGCTTTATTATCTCAACAAGGAGAAAATCAAGCTCAAAACGCTATTAGTGCACGTTCAGCAGAGCAGCAATTTGCATTACAGAATCAAGCTCAGCAAAATCAATTAGCTGCTCTAGGTCAAACTGCTGCAGCTGCAATGAGAGAAAGAGGCTTAGAGTTTTCTTCTTTAGCTAATAGACAAGCTAATATTATGGGTGTTACTCAGAATAAGTTAGAAGGCGAGATGAATCTTAATCAACAATTGTTTGACCAAGAACAAGCTAAAGCTGCAGCAATTCAAGAAGCTAGAAGTGCTATTTATTCAGGAATTGGAGGTATTGCTTCAGGATTAGGTATGGGGATGTTGCAAATGCAAAACCAAAAAGATAATATGGATATGCTTACTAAAATATATGGAGGAGGCAATCAGGCTAATCAAAAAACTATGAACAAATTAGGCTCATTCTTTTCTAGCGGTCAATTTAACCCAACTGGACTAGGTATATTTGGCTCATCAGGAGTTAAGTCTGATTCAACTTCTTTATTAGGAAACCCTTTAATGGGGTCGACGGGGCAAGATTTTTCATTCGCAGCAATGGCTCCTGGCGGATTTAAAGTAGGAACTCCTGTAATGGATGCGCAACAAACTTTTGATTCTCAATATTCTTGGGACCCTATAAATAAACAATGGTTCTCAACTCGTAATTAATTATGGCAGGATATATTTATAACCCAGCAGAAAGTATTAGACAAGATTTTCAGCAAGCGCAATCAGGTCTTGGCAATATTTTTACGCAATTAATTCAGCAACAGCAGCGCGATTATACGCTTGCAGAAAATACTTTTGCTAATATTGAAGCCCTAAAAAAGGATATAAATATTTATGGGCAACAAAGTATTACCTCTAAAGCAAATAGCCTTTTAGGTAATGCTAGTTCTTCTATAATGCAAAATGGGAAACTGGATTATAATAAAATTGGAGAAATTAGAAGAGCCGTTTCTGATATAAAAGACCTTAAGACAGGCTATGATTTAGCAGCTAAAGAATACGAAAAAGCATTGCAACTAGGTATTGGTTCGAAAGAAGATTTGTTAAGCTTTCAGAAATATTATGCTGAGCTTGGTTCTTTAATGAGCAATGAAAATCTTATTAAAAATCCAAGAGACTTACAAGCAGCTTTTTCTAAGACATATACTAATAATCTAGATGGCTCAAAGAAGTTTGTTAATATCTTTAAAACTATTGCGCCATATAGCCCAATAAAAAAACAGATAACAAATACTAAAGGAGGCATTACAGACATTGAAGCAGAAATTCCTAAAAACTGGGTAGTCGGAGAAGATGGTCGAGTTAGTATGCCTAAGACTATTACTATTACTAATCCTGATGGAACTACAAGAGAAGTTCCTTATTTAGCTCAAATAACAGCTGAACTAAAAGCTAAAGACCCAACTTTAATCCCTTTATTAAAAGAACAGAGTGGGTTTCCTGCAGCTGGTTTAAGTGACGAACAGATTACTGAATTCTACTTAAATAACCAAGTTAAAGTAGGTGTTTCTGCTAAAGAAACTGTTCGTAAAGCACAATTAGAAGCTGAAGAAGCAAAAGCTACGCAAGAAAAAGTACAAGCACAGTTTGCACCACAAATGGTAAAAGCTGAGTTGGCTCAAAAAGGAGCTTCTACAGCAGCCGCGCGCGCGCAAACTGCGTATTATAATGCGCAAAGAGATTTGCTTCAAAATCCAGGTTCTGACGGGTATTATTATGACCAAAAAGGAAAGCCTATTTTAGGTTTTGAAAAACCGCCTAAGATTGATTTAGAAATAAAAGGTAATACCCAAAGAGTATTAGCGTCAGAACTTTTTTATGACGAAAAAGGTAGCCCGCGTTTAGCTTACTATGTACCTAAAGGGGGTGAATCAGTAGATGATTTGATTAAAAATGGTATGTCTACTGGAATAAGAAAAGAGGTTGTATTGCCAAAAGATTTGGCTAGAAGTAAAACCTATTATAACTTAGTAACTGCATTGGGCGGGAAAACAAATGCAAAGTCTCTTGGTCTATTAAAGAAATTCCCTAGCTTGCCTTCAATGCCTGTAGCTAATACAGCACTCCCAGGTGTAGGTAAATTTCTTAGTAAAAAAGACTTAGAAAATTCATACGGACCTGGGAAGCAATTCCCAAATGAAGTTGAAGCAGCTAAAGCCGCAGTAAACTTAGGTTACTCAGTAGAAGGTTATTAATAAATCCGATTATAAACAATAAATATGTTAAATAACGCAAACAATCCAGGCAATGACCCATTTGCATCTTTTGCAAAACCTATTGCAACTCCTGCAGCTTCTGTAGGTAGTGACCCATTTGCCTCTTTTGCTAAACCAATAAAAAAAAAAGAAGATACGGCATCATCTGGGGAGGCAAGTTCTACGGATGGCGGATTTAAAGTTGGTTTCCATTCAGGGATGGGCGTTGATTTAACTAAAAAAGCTTATTCAGGTTTATATAAATCAGACGATGACGAAGAGTCAAGTGGGGGTTTTAGAGCAATATCTACTGCATTAAAAACTTCTATTCCTAATATGGCAGCCAGTTTGTTGGGCTTCATCGGTAATGTGACTGAAAATGTTGTTAGTTCAGCTAAAGAAATTAAAGATTTCTATACTGGTAAAAGTAGCTACTCTCCAGGTAGTTTCTTTAAAAATATAGAAGAGCAAAGTAAATTAGCAGAGCAAGCGACTAAAGGCAAAGGTGTTATTGAGTCAGGCGCAGCTATAATAAATTTAGAGCAAAAAGCTCAAAATCGACCTACTTCTAAAGAGAGTATTGCTGCTCCTATATATGAGTTAGCTTCCGAAATGCAAAGGGCTGGAGATGTGTTATTTGACGTATCTCAAAAACAATGGGGAATTGCACCCGAAAATCAGAATAAAAGTATATTAACCTTAGCAACAGAAGGTAATGTAGGTGATGCTTTTAAGATAGCAGGCTTAAACGTTGCTAGAAGTATGCCTCAATCAATGCTTTTGGCGGCAACAGGAGGCTCAACAGGTGTGTTTACAGGAGCTGCTATATCTGCAGGTGGCGCAGAAGTTACAAGAGCTTACCAACAAGATGGAGATGTAGATGTTGAAGATACTTATAGAGCTATTGGATACGGTCTTGTAGAAGGTATGTCAGAAATGATGTTCCAAGGAGACTTAAACGCTCTTAGGTCATTGGGCAGAAAAGCGATTGGCTTGACAGATGACGCTGTAAAAAGTAGCATCAAAAAATTAGTTGCAGATGAAGGAAAAGATGCTGCAAAACAGAAAATTGTAAGAAGCTTTTTAGATGGAGGAATACAGACTGCCTTTAAGGGTGGATTAGAAGAAGGTGTTGAAGAAGTTGTTGCTGCTATTGGAAGCTTTGGTGTAGATAGAATTCTTGATGGTAAAGCATCTCCTGAGCAATGGAATAAATTAATGCACGATGTTGTGGACGGCTTTGTAATAGGCAATTTATCGGGATTTGGAATGAGTGGAGCATTAGCAAAAGCAAGCCAAGTAAAGCTTACAGAAACAGAAAAAAGAAGTATTGCTAGATACAAAGAAATTGCCAATGATGATACACAGTTTGAAGATGTAAGAGAAATAGCAAGAGAAAAAATTAAATCAATTAAGAAATACAGTATAGACAAAGCATATGAAAACTATGGATTATTCTCTAGCATTGAGGATAAAGCACAAAGGGCAGACGCTTTAGACAGAGCTAATGTTATCCAATCTCTTGAAGAGAAAAAACAAAACGTAAAAGATATTGACATTCAAGAAGATTTAGATAACCAGATAAAATATCATAAAGATATATTAGACAACATTTTTGAACAAAATTACTCTAACATTTTATCGAGAACTCAGCAAGGTCAAGAGGCAATGGGTAAGCTTGCAAAAGCTAATGCTGAAGAGTTTATTAATAGTAATAACTTGTTTCAAGAGTACGAAACTGCTCACCAAGAAGTTATTAATAAGATTGATAACCAACTAGAGGTTGAAAGCACGTCTTTAAATCAAGCTGCTAATACTTTATATAGTTTACAGACTCAGGTAGAGCAAAATGAAGAATTAAGTAATACTGAGAAAGACATTGTTTTAAACAAGATTGACCAGCAACTTAATAAGATTGAGGGGTATAAATTTGCGACTAAAAATGGTCAATTAGTTAGCCCTGTTGAGAATGCAGATGCATTTAAATCTGAATCAAAGAAGAGAGCTGAGCGAGCAAAAAGACTACAGAACCAACGCTTTGAAGGAGAGGTTATTGAGGTAACAAATCCAGAGGGTAAAAAGTCCAAGATGGTTGCATCTGTTTCAGCTAATGGAGAGGTAAAGCTTAGCCCTAAAAGAAGATACAGAAGTGTTTCTGAAGAGCAAGCTATTGAGGATAATACTGTAGCTGTCGGAGATGTGACTATTGAGTCAACAGAAAAAGATGATAGTGGAAACTTTGTATCTGCTGTATTAAATGATACTAAGACAGGTAATAAATTAAAAGTTACTAACGGCGAGCTTATTTCATTCTTGTCAAATAAAGAAGCTAAGCAGCAAGCAATGGAGTCAGCGAATAGACAATATTCAGTTGACTCAAACATAATGCAGGCTCAGAACAAAATCTTAGGGAAGTTAACTCCTGGAGCAAAACAACGTTTAGCGAATAGCTATCAAGCACTTCAATCTATCAACCCAGATGCGCAAATCATATTATATGATAATGCATCTGATATGGCAAATGGATTAATATCTCGTGGATATTCTAAGACTAAAGCTAACAAGGCGGCTAAGACTTCAACAGGATTACATCACGCTGGCGTTATTCACATTGATGTATCTCGTATGAGTGACTCAACTGCAGCTCACGAAATATTCCACGAAGCTGTTGTTAAAATGGCTAAGGATAATCCAGCTGAGTTCCAGGCAATGAAAGAAAAGATTATTAAGGTTCTTTCAGACAACAATATTGAGACTTTAAATAAGTTCCTTGAGTCTTATTCTAATGAATCACAGGATGTTCAAAACGAGGAGTTCTTAGCGGAATTAGCAGGGTTAATGACTACAAAGGATATCCAACTTGATAGACCATTAATGCAAAAAATAGCTATTGCTATTAGAGACTTTGTTGCTTCTATTGCGGATAGACTTGATAGCAAAGTATTAAGTGATTATGCTAATAGTTTATTTACAGAAGAAGCATCTGTAGAAGAGGTTGCTAATTTCTTTGAAGGATTATCTAAATCATTAAGAGAGGGCGGAGTTGCAAATTTAGACTATGTTACTTCTCGCCAAGAAGCTCCAGCAACTACAGAAGATTTAGAAGCGCAAGACCCTTATTCTGAGGGACTATCTGTGGAGGTTGAGCCTGATTCATTCAAGGCGTCCAAACCAATCCTTAAAAGCCAAAAGATTGGCAAATATGAGTTCCCTGAAGGGGCTGTATTTGAAAGCATTAATTTGCCATCTAAGAGCTTAAAAGATGTAATTGCAGAATATGATGGTCGCGTAATTATTATTACAAGTGATGCTACAGGATACGGTGTAGACTCTCTTGGTGAACCTATTTTAGGAGGATTTGGATTCTCTACTATTAAAAAGAATATAGAAGATGGAATTGGGTTTGCATCTGTAAATGAAGGAGCTGTTAAGAGCACAATGTCTCGCGCATATAATATTCACGGTGAAGGTAAGGCTGCTGTATTAATTATGATTCAGCCTCCATTTACAACGATTGGTAATTCTTATGGTGTTAAGTATTTTGCTCGTGGATTAAAGGAAGTTGCAACTGCAACTCCTGAGCAACTTGATTCTATTAAGCAAGCAATGAAAGACTATGTTTTAAATAACAAAGCTGTTGCAGATGAGTTAGCAAGAGAAGATTCTAAGACAGGAAAAAGAAACACAGAAAAAGCATTATTTGCATTAATTGACAGTATCGATTCTAATATTGATATCAATCAGTTTACTCAAGAGTTTATAAAGGATACTACATTTAACTCAAGAACAGCCATATTAAATGGCTTTATGATTGATTCGCTTGATATAAGAACAAACGCTAAAACAGACCCTGTTAAACTTGCATTAAAAAACGTAGGATACAGTAAGACTGGTTTTTTAAATGAGTATGGCGACAGTTCTTTTTTAACAGAAGATTTGATTAGCAACAATATTGGAAACTTTGTTGTTGGAGGATTTGAAGTAGATATTAAATCTGAGGAACAGCGTAATAGTGAAATATCAGAGTTGCAAAATAAAGGAATTGAGCATCCATTATTTAATGGAAAGTTAGGCGGAACTAATCACTTTGTTCTTGATGGCTTATATGATGTAAATGAAAACTTTTCTGAATACGCTACAGCTGAATCGGCTATTGATATGGCTGAATCAGAAAGAGACGATATGGTTAGAGAGTTATATCCAAACGATAATGACTATAAACCAAAATCAAGAAATAAGCCTTTAGAAGAAAGAAAGTATACAGACTTGCTTGCTGAAAAAAAGATTGCATTTAAAAAAGACGTATTGATGCCTAAGGGATTGGTTAAGTTCAATAAGGCTAACGTCGCAGCAAGTGTTGCTAGAAGTATGGGCTTTAACTTGGATGAATCTAAACGTGACGATTTAAAGCAAGCTGAATTTAAGCAACGCCAAAAAGATACGTTACGTCAGCAAGTTACATTGCCTTCTATTATGCAAAACAAGCGTGATGAATTAGAGGCATTAAGAAAGGCTAATTTAACGACTGTTTGGAATGGTATAGTAAAAGCTCTTTTTGAAAGAAATATTAATGTTAAGAAAGCTTTTGAGCAAGCAGATTTTGAGTACGCTTTATATGCTATGTACAACAAAGCAGGAGCTTCTAATTTTGGAACTTTAAAGTTTGCAGAAAGATATAAGGAGATATATGAAGGAGTTAGCAAAAGCAATAGAAAACTATTAGATGATATTATATTCCTTAGAAGAGTTATTGCGATTGATAATAATAGAGCTAATCTGCGCAAACAATTAACTGATAGAATTGATTTTCTTAAAGGTATTCTTAAAACTGCAACAAGTGCTAATGACATTAAGTCTATTAAAAAGCAGATTGCTGATTTGCAGAAAGATTTAAGAGACAAGCCAACTGTGTTACATACATCACATACAGATTATGCAACTAAAAAAGATGTTCCAACTAATGAAGTTTCAGCAAAGAAAACGCTTGCTGATATGGAAAGATTATTAGGTAAGGAAGCTTACGATGCATTATATTCTCGCAGCGATAAATACTTTAAAGCATTTAGCGATATTTTAAAATATAAATTTGACAACGGAATTATTGACGAAGCAACATATAATATGTATAAAGACTATAACTATAGTCCTAGGCAGTTTATGATGTTTATGTATGGTATTCAGAACAATGAATTATCAGGAATAACTTTGAATTCATTCAATTCTAGAGGCTCGTTAGTTACTAAAAAAGATATAAACAATATCACTGGTGGCTCAGAAGAATTATTAGAATTAGATACCGAAAAGCTATTACACGCCGCGATGATTGCTGCTGAAGTTAAGGTTGCTACAAATAAAGCTACTAAGGTTTTACACGACGAAATGGTAACTGCTAATTACGATTGGATTAAGGAAGCTAATTACGATAGATATTCTGACGGAACAATTAAGATGAATCCTGATGGTTCTCCTAAGATATTAGCAGCTGATAATGCAGGGAAGAATAATGCATTCAGAAATATGTATTATAAGGTAGATGGCAAGAGTTATGCTTTCCAAATGAGAGATAATTTAGCTAAAGAATTTTATGATGAACAGTTATTTGACAAAAGTAACATTTACTATAAAATCATTAGCAATTCAACAGGTGCGGCAATTGTTAGAGCTATTGCAACTGGTATGAATATGGCGTTCCCTATCAGTAATATTCCTGTTGATATTATATCTCAAGTCCACTTAAATGATATTTATGCAGGCGGTGTTGCAGGTCAATACCAACAAGCTGTTACAGGTACATTAAATTTAGCCGAGGAACTTCTTAAGGCTGAATTTAAGTTGGGTGATAATACTGATATAAATAACCTTATTTTAGAATATGGTCAGGCTGGTGGTTTGATGTTGACTCAAACTATGGAAGCTAATATAGCAGGTAAAGTGGGCGAAGCTCTAGGTTTACTTGGTAATATTTCCGAGTTGGCATCTAAGCTTAACGCGTATAAAACTATGCGCGATACAATGCTTGAGGAATACAATAAGAAAAACGGAAGAGATGCAGAAGGTGTAGATTTAGAAAAAATTAAAGCAAAAGCAGCTTTTAAAGCTCGTGCTGCAATGGATTACCATAGAGGCGGCTTGGCTACCAAATGGTTAGATGGATTTATTCCTTACTTGAACGTATTAACTCAAGCAAACAAAATAACTGCTGAGTATATTATTAATAACCCTAAAGAATTTACTAAAAAAATTGGCGCTGTAGGTGGCGCTTTAGCTGCTATTACGATATATAATTTAATGGTAGCAGGAGACGATTACGACAATGATGATGTTCAGAATGATTTACTTAAGAACATTGTTATTTTCCATCCATTTAAGAATGAAGATGGGACGCGCGCTTATACAAAAATAGCTGTACCAAATACAGTAAAAGGGTTTTTGAATATATTCCAAAATCAAGCTGAGGGTATCTACTATAGAAGCATTGATGGAAAAGAAAAGGAATTAGAAGCTTGGAAAGCAGATAGGTTGCAGAAATCATTATCTGTTTTGCTGCCATCTACATCTTCATTCTTCCCTCCTGCATACAAAGCAATTAAAGAGTATTCAAATAACATTGATACTTGGAGAAATAGACCTATTTACAACGGTCCAAAAGTAGAGGATTGGGAAGAAGGTGCTGATAATAAAAAGGTTACTGAGTTTATGAAAGTTTTAGGTGCTGCTACAGCTACTACAACTAACATAAGAGGAACAGAATATAAGACAGGTGGAATTTCTCCAATCAGAGGTCAGAAGGCTTTAGAGGACATATTACCTGTATCTAACCCTCTTGTCCAAATGGCGTATTCTTTAATGGATAAATCTATTAATACATTTAGCATTGGTAATCTTAAGCCTGAACAACGCTCTAAATATGAGACAGGTAACTTAACTGATATACCAATGGCATTCTTAGGCGCTATAAAAAATAGAGCTGTAGATGTATCAGACCCTAAAATTGTATATAAGAATGGTCTTAAAGAAACATTTGATGTTATTCAAAAAGCCGAAAACAGAAGATATCAGATTGTGAAAACACAGATTTCAGAAGCTGTTAAAGCAGGTAAAAACTTTGACGCAGTAGGAACTATTGTCAATAACAATGGAGAAGAATTCTTAAGCGGCGCAGCTAAATACTACACATTCTTAAAGACAAAGAATACAATTAATTATCCTCAGTTTGAAAATGAGTATGCTCAAATTATGTTTGAAAAGAGTCCAGTGAGCCAAGGTAAGATGATTTATCAACTTAATCAGGACTTATTAGCTCCTAATAAATCTCCTGAGGCAGTTAAATTACTAAAAGATTTAATTGTCTTAAAGATGTGGGATAAAGCAGTTATACCATATTATCTTGAAGCTTATAATAACGAACAAAAATCTATCAAAAAATGATAAAGAAAATAAAAGGAGGCTACAAGTTAGTCTCCAAAACAACTGGTCGTAACTTAGGAACTGCTAAGACTAAAGCAGGTATAGAAAAACGTGAGAAACAAGTAAATTATTTTAAGTATCTTGCGTCAAAAAAGAAGTAATATGAAGAATGGGTTATACGCTAATATTCACGCTAAGCGGAAACGAATTGAAGCTGGTTCTGGTGAAAAAATGAGAACTCCAGGAGCTAAAGGTGCTCCTACAGCTAAACAATTCAAGCAAGCCGCTAAAACTGCTAAGAAGAAATGATTAACGAAGCTATTAAAAATAAGTTACAGAGATACGGTCTACAAGGTGTAAACAAGCCTAAAAGAAGTACTCAAGGCGGGAAGTCTCACATTGTACTTGCAAAGGAAGGAGACCGCGTTAAACTTATACGCTTTGGTCAGGCAGGTGTTAGAACTAACCAGACTGCAGGTCAACGTGAGGCGTTTAAATCTCGTCACGCAAAGAACATTGCTAAAGGCAAAATGAGTGCCGCCTATTGGGCAAATAAAGTTAAATGGTCTCCAAGTAAAACAGCATCCCCATCTAAGAAATGGGTTAAAGGTTCATAATATGTTATCTAATCTATCAGATTTATTATTAAATCGCATATCTCCTGACCCAGTTCAGCCAGCGGCTACATCGCAGACTTCAATGATGGCTATGTCGCCTCAATCGCAAGGTCAGGCGTCTGTCCCACAGCAGGCTCAATACTTACAGGCACCTCAGTCAGGTAAAGGGAATAAGGTTGTTAAGCAGCCAGCTGTTGCGCAAACTAATAAACAAAATAAAGCTCTGTATCTAAACTCTGCTACAGATGGCAAACCAACTAAGACTCCGCAAGCAGTATTGGATTGGTTGAATCAAATGGAGAATAACACTGGGTATTTTGCAGAACAGCCAACAGAAGAAATTAAATATGTTTCTCCAAAAAGTAAGCATTTAATAAACACTCCAGGACCTATTTGGACGGAGTATAAAACAGCAGTAGGTGGCGCAAAAATATTAGAGGGGATGAGACTTCCTGATGGCTCAATTGACAGAAGTCATCCTGACGTAGGTATGGTTGACTACGGAACATCATTAAATCCAAGCGGAGCTGTACCTGACAAAACAATAAGGAGCCGAGCTTTAAAAAATGAAAAAGGCAATTGGGTGTATAGAAATCCCGTTAATCCAAATAAAACTCACGAATATATAAGGACTGGGGATTTGCCTGAAGAAGTGCAGTATTTGACACAGGTAGCTAAAGGTTCAGGCTGGAATATGGCTGGCGTAGATGAATTTTCTATGACACCAGAACAAAGAGCGGCTATACAAGCTAAACAAGATGAGTGGGCTAGGAGGTCAGCTGAAGCACAGAAAGCTAAGAATAGCAAACCTGTTAAAAAATAGGCTTGTTAAACGAAAAGCCACATAAACGCAACTGTCCTATATGCCAAAAAGAACTTGGGTATAAGGACATTGCTGAAAGAAACAGGTCTGTAAAGAAAAATTTACCCTGCAGAACTTGCTCTAATCAAGGCAGAGCAATTAAAGGATATCAGGGTATACCTGCTTCGTGGTATAATGAAAAGGTAAGAAGAGCTAAAGCAAGAAATTACGATTTTACAGTTTCCATAGAAGAAATTTGGGACATCTACATCGCGCAAGATAAAGCCTGCGCTTTGACTGGTGTCCCAATTGCATTTAAAGATACTGCATCTTTGGACAGAATAGATAATGCAGAAGGATATGTGCGCGATAATATACAGATAGTTCACAAGGACGTCAACTATATGAAATACATCTACTCTCAGGATTACTTCATAAAAATGTGTAACTTAGTGGCTTCAAAACATAAAGTTGAGAGTGATGAAAAAGAGCGCTAAATATTACGCTGCTAATCCAGAATCTAAGGCTAAGAAAGACGCCTATAATAAAGAGTTTAACCGTAAGCCTGAACAACGCGCTAAGAGAGCGGAATTAGTTAAGGTTAACCGCGAACGTGGTACATACGGCAACGGAGACGGCAAGGATGCATCTCATACATCCAAAGGTATTGTAATGAAAAAAGCCTCCGTTAATAGAGGCTCTAAGTCAGATTCATCAGGAGATAAACGCGCGCGCGGAGGCAAGTAATTACTTCTTTACTTCCTCATCAAATAAATCTTCACCCTTGTAATCAGGATGATTCTTTTGCATATACTCTATGTTTTCTACCCAGTTATAGACAATAACTCCTAGGATAGATAAGCATAAGATAATAATTAATACTGCTGTCATTGTAATAAGGTTGATTCGTAAATAACTTTTTTATCTAATCCTTCCTTCTTAGGCTTCTCGTATATTTGCAGCACATCTGCTGCCTTAACAAAGTACGCGTTAAAGGAATTATCGTCCTCAATAGAAACAAGCGCTAGGAAGTCTTTATTGGAGGGGTTAATTGTAACAGGGTCATTGGGCTGGAACACCCAGCTAATAGGATAAACTCCCATTGCAACACAAGACTTGACGTGAATCTTAACATCTCCTGCTGTAATGTCAGCATCATATGATTTTTTGTTACTAAGATATATCATAATATCAGGGAAGGTAGCGTCTTTGCCATCGCGTTGAAGGTAATTCCATACAGCAAATTCTGCCATCTTACCTATATAGATATCAGATATTACTTTCTTTACATCTGATTGATTTCGCTGTTTATATTTATCAAGATTAGTATAGAAGACTTCTTTTGAAAATATATCCGATAGCTTCTCCTGATAAGTATCAGGCGCGATAAGCTTTAGTTTCTTTAGTTGCATAGGATAGGATGTGGACTGTTAACTTGTAATGCTTCTTACCTAGGCTTTCATCAGGATAAATTTGGATACCTTTGCAGAATTTTTTGGAGTCATCTACAATGTAGTGAGCCTTCTTCATAGTATCCTCTAGAATCTTAATCATAGGGACGGTATTACTGGCGTCTAAGCGACTATTGAAGTACATTGTGATAATATACTTGTCTATCTTTTTTAAGCGCTTAGGAAGCAACTTTAGGAAGAGGTTAGCCCAAAACTCTTTCTCTTTGTTACGGAAAGACCAGTGTCTATTCGCGTACCATTTGTTAAGAGACAGGTCAACCCCTTCCCATTCAATATTGATTGTTGCAATCTCTTCGTCTATTACCATTAGTGGATTCTTAGTGTCTTTTCCCCAACGGTTAAGTTGACATCGAGAGCGATTGGATGACCATTAGCGGACAAGTTTCTGACCATCTTACCTAGGAGATTAAATCCTATGCCTCGTTGGTTATTTTCAAGTCCTGATATTTGCTGAACGGTATTGAATCCCGCTTCTTTAGCAAATACTGCCTGAGTCATTCCTAATTCAGTTCTAATCTCTTTTATTATATTTATCATTTTCTTTCTCTTTGGCGAACTTAGCCTTAGCTGAGTCTATCTTTTGTCGGTGTAGGTTATAGAGTTGTTCTCCTATATTGTCCCATACCTGATTAAATGTTTTTTCCATTACGATAAAGTTACTCTAATTGATGTTGAACTTGTTTTAGCTGGAGGAAAGTATTCTACTGCTTCTCCTGTTTCTTCGTCTACAACTGTAGTCTTAGACTTAAGTGTCTTAACGAACGCTTCTATTTCCTTAAGTTTCTTTGACTCAGTGTCAACAAGAACCTTTTGTTTTGCCCAAGCCTGAGTTGCAGAGAAGTCATACTTAACTCCAGCGTCAACAGCCTTAACAGTTGTTCCTAGTACGTCAGTTTCGTTTCTTTCGTATGACTCTAGTTCAGTAATCGCAAAGTCCTTAAGACCCTTCTCTAATTCCTCTAGCAAAAATATATATTTTCTACACAATGCTAAATCCTTTAGAGGTTCTCCGCCATTGTAAGCCATATCCTCAAGATACTGGCTCACAATGTTTGTCATTTCTCTTTTATCAGCGGAGACAATCGTACTTTTCTTTAGTGTTGCTAATTCGTTCATCTTAGAAAGGTAGTTCGCTTGACGCATCTTCGAATGCAGTTGTAGGGAAATCCTCCTTAGGCGCAAATATAGCCTCAGCGGTGTGGCTCTGAACTTCTTCAGCAGACGAAGCTGAGTTAGCTTTGCGCGCTTTAAAGTAGTCAACTAAGTTATCGTAGTTCTTATCTGAAGCATCGCTTACTGAAGCATCAATATTGTTTCCAACAGTGAACACAGGTACGCTATACTTAACTGAACCTTTCTTCTCATCAGATGCTGAAAGTACATTGATGTAGTTGCCTAGGAACTGCTTGCGATTCTCCTTGGAGAAATTAGACCACGTCATTAAAGCCGCGCCTTTGAATGAGAAGTTAACTACCTCTCCACCTAATTCCGCGTACAAGCTAACGTAATAGTCGCCTCCTGACGCGTTAACTTTGCCTTTGATGTCTTGGTATAAACCTGAAGCAATTTCGCCTCCCTTAAACGAACGAACCGTGAATGGTTCAGTCTTTGTAGACTTCACTTCATTAGAGTAGATACCTGAACCTGAATTGTCGTGCCACCCTTTGATGGTAGCCATCTCATCATAGTGAATAAACTTTACAGGTAAAGGAAGTTTCTTGTTTTCCTTTGCCTCTTTGTCCCAATAAGTAAAACACTTGTCATTAGAAGACCAAGATAAATACTTCTTAACTGGGGATTGCGCTGTTGTAGCGTAAGCATCTGAACGTGCCATATTTTATTTGTTTGGTTTAATAGTTAATAATTTCTTCTGGTTGTTCGAACTGGGTAAGGAAGACTGCTCTGTTTGTCAGGCGATTAATTCTTCTCTCAATTCTGGACTTAAGTGCACCTCTTCTGGTGTAACTGTTGGGGTCATTTGCGAGTACCTCAGCCTTGCTGACTACGTCGCTGTAGCGAATTTTTCTCATTGTTTGATTGATTTCTTTGACAAATATACGGGATTGATTTTTATAAAACAAATAGTTTACAATAAAAAAAAGATAGCCCGTATAACAGGCTACCTTTCGCACACACACTTATGAAATCAAATCAACAACTATGGCTTTTTGCTTGGTTGGGTAACGTATTTGTATGTAACAAATTCCGCGCCATCATAAAATTTGACTTCAGATTCGGACTTAGTGTCACTGCGGTGTGCTTCTAACTCTTCTTCTAACTTAATAATATCTTTCTTTAATCTTGTAAGATAGACTAATCCATCCATTAATTCTTCTCTAAGGTGTTGCGCCCATTCGGCTACTGATAGGTCTTTTCTATCCATATCTGTGCCATACTTATTATAGCCTTTCTCAGCCCTTTCTCCAAACTCTTTGATAATTTCAAACACTACACTATCTGTAAAGGTAGTCGTCTGTTTAACTTCACTATTTTTCAAGTCCATATTCTTTAAAAATTTCTGATACTCTAGTTGCACACTCTATTTTCTTATCCTCTTCTAATAATTCCATCCTCAAGGATACATCATATAGGTAGTCAACTTGCTGAGAACAATCTACAAATTGTTCAACTATAGCTTCAATATCGCTATCTGGATTTTGTTTTATTAGATAATCAACTTGACTCTCCAATTCTTTAACTAACAAGTTTGTAAACTGCTTCACCTTCTGATAATGAAAATTTGCAGGAACAACCTTCTCATCAATAAAATCTCTAAGTGATTGACACTTAGCGTAATAAGCGACCATATCTCTTATCTCTTGGTCATCGAGTGCTCTTCTTTTTTTCACGTTGTTGTTTGGTTTATGTATGATTGTATAGTTCGTAGGTCAATTATACCGCCGTTGTTTCTAAAAAATTTAAAGATATTCCAAGCGGATATCCCTAGCATATGTGCCTCCTCGATAAACATCTTGCGGGCTTTTAATACCCATAGCCACTTACCTTCTTTGTAGAACTTATTTAGCAGGTCTTTATTGTACTTACCTGAAAAACGTTTAATCTTCTTTCGAATCAATTCATTCAAGTATGCCTCGTTGTCCCACATCTCCTTCTTGCGCAGGTAAATCTTGTTTCGTTCATTTCGTTTATGTAGATGAAAGAATCCATTAGTTGTCATCTCAACTAGGTGTGGATACCCGCATTTCTCACAACGGAATGTTCTGTCTAAACATCTCCTAACAAGTCTTAAGTCGTGCGGATTGTGGCACTCTCTGCAGTCTGTTCGGTGGAAATCTATTTTAGGCATTAGTCCCAGTCTGTATCAACAAATAAAGGGGATTCAGCTCCTAGCCCACCTCTTACGTTGAACTCAAAATAATCGATAGCGTCATCAACGGACATCCCATCTTTTACTAACACCTCAATGCACATAGGTACAGAGTAAACTAGCTTCATTTGTTGTTGTTCTAGACCAATAATAGCGTCATCAAATCCGTCAGCCTTAATAAAAGTAGTCTCTTCGTTAAAGTATTCTAATATTTTATCTAGCATATTACATCTTAGTTGAAAGCCTTCCAATTACTTCTTCGACAATGTTTCTTGTCATTTCTTCTTGGTCTGCAGGAATTGATTTATTCTTTTCAGCTAGGCTTACTTTCTTTAGTAGCCACTGTAACTCATCGATTCGAGTTTTATATTCGTCGCAACGCTCTTCGCTAACGTACTTGGTTAACTTCTCGTGGTTTGCTTCTTTGAGTTTAGCCCGCATATTATTCATACGGTCTAGTATTATTTTTTTTATCATATCTTAAATCTAGTAGTCAGAGTGGGAATCGAACCCACACCTCATCTCTTTCGAGTGCTCTAATCCTCAAGGGTCAATTTCCTTATGACCTTTAAGCTACCTGACTAAATTGCTGTCTTTCCAGCAGTCAATTTTTATTAATGATGCAACTACGTGTTAATAGGCATTGCTCTCAAAACATATCAATATAATTAAATTTAGCCCCATTAATATGCTTCTATCATTAATCATCTCAGTCCAAAATGTCGGTCTGTTAATGTAGCCTAAAGGGCTCCTAGTAGTCAGGACAGGATTCGAACCTGTACATTAAATGCTTTATAGACTTATTACATTTATAACATTACCATAATTTCTGCCACCTGACTAGTTTTTAAAATCACCAAGGTTATCATCCTTGAACTTCCTAGAATGCCATTTTCAGTTCGTAAGACCCCAAAGAAGATTTGAACTCGACCGTTTTATCTCTCGTGTACCAATTGGAATGATTTTGTAGTCAGGACAGGATTCGAACCTGTAAAATATAAATGCTTTATAGACTTATTACATTTATAGCGTATACCATCGGCTGGGAAACCCCTAATACAACCCATTCCGCCACCTGACTATATAGTTATCCTCACACCAACTCAGATAACTATGTTTTGCTCCCTCCCTACTCACACCGAGACTTCGTGCTATTCGGTAATATGGTGACTAACTGCTTTTAACCCTGACCCAAAGATAGGTAAACGTTTTTGTTAAGTCAAATTTTGAGACAAATAAATCTTAAATTCTCTTATCTGCCTATAAGATGCCTGTTGCGCTCGTCCTTTGGCGTGAACCAGCCTATTAAGATTGGTCGTCAACATATCAATGTCGCTATGGCAAATCACTCCCTGCTTGTACCTTACTTCCCTAGGTTCAGTATTCTTCGCAATATACTCCGTAGCCCACTGGATTGCTTTTTCATAGTTTTCATTCTTTGCATTGTCTGCCATCTCACATCTACCTTATAAAAATACCATTCAAATAATCTAATATGGGGGACAATATTGTAGCGCAATTCTCTAGGAACATCCTGATATTTTTCTGCGCGGTATATAATTCCCCCAAGTTTAATGTAGTAGCCTTTAACTCTCCTGAAGTTGTATCTCTTGAACTGCATCTCTGAATTTGTTGATAGTGGCGGCGTTCGTTTTAGTCCATCCGTTATAGGACAGGTTAGCTTCAATTCGGTCGTTGACTGCCCCCAATAATCGGTAGCGGTAGTTTCCTGCTTTGTCATAATAGTTTACTTTAAGGTCGTTGTAGTCAACTATGCAAACCTCGTTTCCATCAGCTGACTTGTAGTGCATTAATTTAATCTTCTTCATCTTCGTCGTAGGTTAATTGTTTAACTAAGTCTTCCATATAACGCGCCTTCATAGCTACGTCTTTGTTGCCGTTCCAAAAATCGCTATAATGTTCGCGAGGGATAGCGTACCATAGGTCTTCATATGCGTTCCTCCAGAATACATATGGGTACAAAAAGATTGATTTATTTTGCATATTATTAGTTACCACCGTGAAACTCCATACTTGCCCTCTTTCCAGCCATCTTCCCTTGCCTTGCTTGCAATTTTCCTGTGCTCTTCCTCTTCTACCTTTAGTAAGGATTCAATCTTATCTTCAATCATCCTTGGGGTATCCAAGTCCATTGGGAATGTTTTCCTTGTCCATTCCAACATTTGTTGCATTGCTGTTTTATTTGCCATATGTTTCGTTGTAATATTGCTCTCCGTTTATATTTTCTTTTAAATAATATCTTGGAACTATTGTGTTGCCTCTTTTATACCAAGCTTCCACTATCTGCTCTTTCTCCATTTGTTTGGCTTGTTCAACCATTAAATGAATACCTCCAATATCGTGCGGAAAATATTCTCCTAATTCTTCAATTAACCATTCTACTGCTGTTTGTTTATCCTTCATTGTTATCTTCTTTAAATTCAGTTACATAACTATAATCTGTTTCATAGCTTGTCTTGTTCTCAATTGAGTAAACAGACATATCAATCTGATAGCCTGGGTTCTTGTCAATACGATTGTAAGTCCAAGCGTTATCCATCCAAATGATTCTGTTGTTAGGATAGATAAAATAGTTGCCATTGTCCATCTTAAATACGTGACCACACTTGTGCTCAGGAGTCTCAGAGAAGTTAGTATCTAGCATACCCTTGTTCTCAAATGCCCAATCTAGCGTGAACAAGTAAGTACCTTGTCTTTTAACGCCTGTTATTGAGATTAAATCTGCCCTAAGCCCCGACATCCTTGCCCTAACCTGAACATCCACGTATGAGCTAAAGCAGTCCCAATACATATACTCTGTAAGTGGTAGCTCTTCAGCATCTTTTCTCCAACAGAATGCGTGGATAGGTCGACGTGTCCAGTTAACACCGTTCTCTAAGAATGCTTCAAACAAAGGAATTCTTTTCTCTATAGATGCTACTGAGTGTACATCGCATAGCGTGTATTCTCCGTGACCTTTAGTGTGGTTAAATAAGAACTCGTTGCGGATGAAACAAGTTAGTGTGGGGATGTTATGATTTAAGTATGGCATTTATTTTATTTTTATAATATCTTTTAATTGTTTCCAAATAGACTCTGACTTTTCTCCCCAGTAATAATCGCACTTACCATCTTTGTCAATGGGCGGTGTTAGAAAGTAAGATTGATACTCACTTGCTTTAGAAGTGAACCGATAGCATTTCTTTTTGTGTGGACAATCCTTGCCCCAACATTTAGCTATATCAGGCATTGTTCAGATATTTAGAGATTCCCTTTTCGACATCTTCAAACTTCTCAGGATACAGAGTTCCAATACTAAAGTGGCGTCTTTCATACTCCCACGTTCTATTGCGTCCTGTAAAGATAATCATTAGATAGTGGTTATTATCCCCACCTTCCTTTAAAAGCATCAGGCTTCCTGCGTTAGGAACCATATAATAAAGATATCCTAACGAACTAATATACCTTTTAGTCTTATTGATAAGCATTAATTTACTCCGCGTCATAGTCGTATTTGAGTAAGAATAGGTTTATAATATTCTCGTCCATATAAACATAGTTGTTGTTGGAAAACTTGATGTCTCCGTCAACCATTGTCATCTTATAGTTCTTGATAAACTTGATGAAATCGCCAAGGATTAACTTGGGATTAGATAGCTTCTGATTAATCAGGACTTGTCCTTGTTCGCCGTGGACATAGCCACGATGATACGCACCTCTTAGGGAAACCTTTACTTCCTCAAGGATGTCTTCTAATTTGTCTTCTAGTACGTCTTTCATTGTTTGGATAGATTTTTATTTTTTAATATTTTAATTAATTTTTTTAAACAAGCTTCTCTTGCTTCATTATAAGTTCTATATTTTTCATAATTGCCAACAATGCATTCTTCTTCAGGGTCATCAAAAGAGTACCTTATAGGTCTTATTTCATAATTAAACCTAATTCTTGCTTCTTCAATATCTCCATCGTCATTAAATATTATTGCATTTAAAAAATGCTTGCGCCTAAACCACTCAAATACTTGTTGTATTAAAGGGGCATCAATATAGTTGCTTGTGTTTATATTGTTCTTATAAGCATATTCATAACATAAGTCAAGATGTTGGCTCTCAGGCTCAAATCCAGCTATTGTTTCAACCTTCATTCCAAGCTCTTTTAATTCTTTAGCTTGGTAAAAGTTTATAAATTCTGATTCGTATAGAATCATATCTGATTCAAATAAAAATATTTCTTCCATATTATTGTTTGGTTGGTTTATAATTATTAAACATTAACTCTATTGTTGATTGGTAATCCTTACATTCAATTACCTGATACGATTCATTCTCCTCGAACAACCACACCAAGTACAACCTGCCAATCTTAATGTTGGTGTTCTTCTCAATGATATACTTGTACAGGTTTAGCTGAAGCGAATACAACTCGTACTCACATTCCTCTATAAAAGAGATAGGTGCTTTGAAACGCTTGCGATAGTCCGACTTCATTCGTATCTGCTTGTTGGTCTTGTAGTCCCATATCTGATACTCCTTAAGTTTCTCATTGTAGAACAAACAATCCACCATACCCCCTACCCCAAGTTCTGCATCCCCAATAACTAACTCCATTGTGATAGGCGTTAGGGCAGGGGAGGAGTCACGATAGAAATCTAGAAACATTTGAACGCATACATCGTAACGCTCTTTGATATGGTCTTCGCCGAACTTATCTATAACGACCTGAGAGTTGTATGGGAATATCTTATTGAACCAATAGTTCTCCGCAAAGTTGTGGACTAGCGTACCCTTCATACCCGCGAAATCTCGTTTAAAGTCCCAATCTGCTAAGACATCCTCTACAGGAATACCTAGCTTCTTAGCTGACTTCTGAGCCATTACCTTAGCGTTAAACTCAGGTTTAAATAGCTTAAGAAATCCCGTGCCTGATACTAACTCTTGTTCTCCTATAAAATACTTATGAGGTTCATCATAGTACTTGATGTGAGAAAATTTCTTTAGTTCTTGGTATATGTTCATAGATATTTATTTTGTATGCCGTTTTCTTTTTCGTAGTTAACGCGCGCTTGGTATGCTTCTAACTCAGTTTTAAAATAACCTAAATGAATATATTTCTTATTGAATTGGATTCTTGCTGACCAAGGATTTTTTCCCCGATTAACTTTACTAACTCCAGTGTAGATACTGCTTTTATTACGACTTCTCCATCCGTGAATTACATTTTCTCTGTGTGAAATTATCTCAAGATTACTTACAACATTATTTTGCCTATTCATATCAATATGATTAACGACTAAACCATCTATAATAGGTTTAATAAAATGATGTGCTACTAATCTATGAACCCTTTCATATTTAATGCCACAATCGTTTGTTAACTGAATTTGATGGTATCCGTGTTTTTCCTTATAAATTAATACTCTTGGATGCTTTTTCTTATAACTAATAATTTTGCCAAGATTACTAATCTGATAATCTCCATTATATCCTTCGATATTTTTCCAAATCTCTTCCATATTAAAAAGGTTCTATTTTTACATCGTTATCAAAATCAACTTCCATCTTAGATAATACAGAGTTCTTGTAGGCAGGCTCTATAGCCGTGAACCTAAACAATTCCTCCTCCTCATCAGCAATTCTATTCGTTGTTACATCGCAGTACCTGACCACACCACCTGTCATACCATCCCTGTTCTTAAGTAAGATAAACTCTAGGGTGTAATCATTAGGAGGAACAGGTTGGTTGTTAGCTCTCGCCTCTGCCTGAGCGTAGTAGTATGGTCTGTATAAACCTATAACAACTGACGCATCCTGTTCAATGTTACCTGAACTCCTGATATCAGATAACTGCGGACGCTTATCACTTCTACCCTCAGCACCACGCGATAACTGGCTAAGGCAAATAATTGGAATGTTTAACTTCCTAGTCAACTTTTGTATCTTGTTGGATACAGATGACACCTGAGAAAAGTCATCCTGCCCACGCATCTGATTGTCTCTAATCAATTGCATATAGTCAATAACTACAATGTCTATCTTATTCTTGCGACACTCCGTTGTCAAAACCATCGATAGGTAATTGATGTCCCGATTATCTGAGTCGTAAAAGAATATCGGCAAGCGTTTAAGTTCCCTAGCATTAGACACTCTAATCTTAGCTACATCCTCTTGTGTGATACGATTAGCCTTGATGTCTGAATACTTATACTCAGGTGCTTCAGATGAAATGTAACGATACAGAAGCGATTCCTTTGGCATCTCTAGTGATAGAAACAATACGCGCTTACCTGACTTAGCGGAGGCTTTGGCGAAATCTAACCCAACGATAGTTTTTCCCATAGAGGGTCTAGCCGCTACTACAATCATTCCTTCCTGCCATCCACCTAGCGCATAGTTTAACTTCCTTGAGCCTGTATCTATTCCCGAAAACTTTACATTGCCTGCGTTAGCCTTTAGCTTGTCCATTACGTTGTCGTAAACGTCGCCAAGGGAAAACACTTCGCTATTAATGTTGTTGTCTTCTATACCTGTAATACCCTGCTCTATGATAGTTTGTATCGTTGATACATCTTCGCCAGAGTTAAGGGCAAAAGTTATTTCATTAGTTAACTGCTGATAGGAACGCTTCTTTTCAATAGACTTCAAGTCTTGACACGCGGATAACAACTCGATAGTGCCCAATGGCATTAACGTTAGGATAGATTGAGCTTCCTTTGTACTAACGTATTCCGTGCCTCCTAAGCGCTTAAAAATATCAAAACGTGTGTAAGCCTTATTATCTAAATAAAACTTAACCATCGCGTTAAATGAGTGGATAAACAGAGGCTCAGTAAACGCTTTTTCGCCTATAATCTTAACCGCATCCTTAACAAGGTGTGGTTTGTCTAGTAGGTAGGCTATAACATCAGCCTCTAGCATTTTGTCGTGGATTTGATTCATTATTAAAAGTCAGTTGGGATTATGATTTCAGTTATCTTATTTGCTGATAGTGGAATTGAAGCAGGCGAATCGCTTGGCATCTCATCCTCCCAAACTCTATGAGTCAGGTATCTTTCAGGGTCTTTTCTAAACTTAACTTCTCTACTAGCTACATAGCTTGGTAGTGCTAAGAATATTGCATCTACTTCCTTCTGTTTTAACTTAGACCATTTAGTCTTTGTCTTCTCTTTACCTACGCGTTTATTGTAGATATTCCAAAACTCTTCGAAGCGTTCAATAGAGTTATTATTTTCTTTTATATTAGTTTCTTTATTATGTGATGCTGTGGCATCAGAGGTATGTTGCTGTGGCATCATAGGGGTATGTTGTTCTAGCATCAGAGGGGTAACCAATTTTATCTCTCTAGATTCAATTTCATTATTGTCTTTTCTCTTGATAACTCTAGTGATTAAACCCTTTGAATAAAGTTCTGTTAAGCAGTTCCTTACGCCTGATAACTTCATTCCTAATGCATCAGCTAAATACTGATTACTAGCAAAACAATACCCTTCCTTAGCTGACAAACTATGAATTAATCCCATCAGATTCTTTTCTGATGCGGTCAAGTCTGTACGCGCCAATAAATCATATGGGATTGTGATAAAATTCATATTGCTTGTGTTAACTTCTCGTTTACTTCGCTTAGGTCTTTAACTAGACCCTCGACAATATTTACTAATTTCTCGAATGCCTCCATCTCAGGTGTTGCGTACCTAAACAACTGAGAGTAGTCTCTTATATCTTTCTCTAGGCGAACCTTGCGCATATTAAGTATCGCTCTGTGACACATAATTTCTAGCTCATCGCCTACAAATGGATTTTCGTAAATAACTTCTTCTTCCATAGCGCAAAAAATAAACCCCCAAACCTTGTTGCGCAGGTAAGGGGGCGGTTCAAGTTGCCTTGAATACCGAATGAGTTGACCGCAACTTCACCTCATCCGATTGTACGATTCAAATGTACAACATTAGTTTTAATTAGTCAACCAATGTTAGATTATTTATATTCATTGTCGGAATACCAATAGTCCTAAACATTTCACGTGGGTGCGTAAAGATTAGTGTCCTAAAGTCTGGAGTTCCCTCAAGGAATACACCAAAATCTGAGACTACCTTGTTTAATAGACGATACTCTACCAAATACTTTGACCCTTGGATTAACTTGCTTGTGTCTACATTAGGATTGTATACCTCATAGATTTCTTTTTTAGTACCTGATTCTTTTGTTAAATATGTTGCTACTACTTTTCTCATTTTTTCTGTTGTTTAGTTGTTGTTAAGTTCTTCATTAAATCTATCTACTCTAGCCTCTGTGTTAATATGCGGGCTACCTAGCGCATAAATCTCTATGCGTAGTTGTTGTAAGTCTTCAGCATCTAGACCCTTGCTGATTCTATCCTCAATTAATTCATAGACCGCTAATCCTGCGCAGTCCTTTGCCGTGTCAAAGTTTGGTACTATCTGATAGTATCTACGTACCAAGTCTTTAGCCTTTTCGTATGGTGTCATAATTTATTTATTTATATAGATTTCAAAATTACCTTGTGTAATAACCTTCCGACCATCGGAGGTGGTGAATGTAATGCCCTTGCCGTAGACTCTAAAGTTGTCTGCGCAATAGGTACTAAACTCTGTTTTGATGGTATACTTACCTGAATCGCGTGATAGGTATAGCGTTAATGCTACACCTACCAAGCAGAAAAATCCAATAAGGATTACTACTAATTCATTTGATAACTTTCTCATATCTCTACCTCGATTTGTTTAACGATTGTGTTTCCCTTGTAGGTAGATACATCTTGATAGTCAGTAACGCGTGACGTTAGTAAACCTTCGGGCGATTCGATGATGTGTACCCATACTTTGCGCGGGCGTTTGGATAGATAGATGTCGGTAACGCTTACGTTAGTGGCGATGTCACCTCTCCATCCAATAGCATACCCATTTCTGATAGAGATAATTTCAAATGGTTGCTCTGAATGATAGTTAATGTATGCGTCATATAATCCAATCTGATACAACGCGTAATCGAACTCAATTTTTTCTTGATTTTTCATTTTGTTTGGTTTTAAAATATTTATAATACGATTAAATAATATGCGACACATATTGATATGATAATTATAACGACCTCTATTAGGTCGACGTAGGAGTTTTTAGAATTCATCTTTAGTTCTGATTGTAAGTTTAACTGGAGATGGATTCTGATACTCAGCCGTGATACCATCCTTTACTTCATAGATGCTAACTTCGATGTCTTCATCGTATAGCAAGTGGATGTCAAATACCACGCCATTGAACTCGAATGCATTCCATTCATCTAAACTTCCGTAGGGAATAATTGCCTCGCAGTCAACCTTGTTGACGCGGGCATACACACACATTCTTTGTAAGAACGGGTTTATGATTACATTAAAGGTTGTTGCCATTTTCTATGATGTCTAGCAGTCTCTTAGTCTCTACGTTACACGCTGATATGTTATCTTCTAGCGCTTTGTGCTTTTCGTATAGTTCATTAATCAACACGTCGACTAATTCATCCGTATACAATTTTGCAAAATGCTCCATCTCTCTTACCGAGATGTCTTCAACACGACAATCTTGTATCGCGTTGATAATTTTTTCTCTCTGATTGCTCATTACTTGTTGTTGTTTAGTAGCCACATTAGGTGGGCTAAGTCTTCGTGATTCATTTGTGTTTAGTCTAGTGCGCTTACAAGCGCTTGAATGTCATCTATTAAGGTAAACTCTTCGTAGAACTCTCCATTAGTTCCGCCATCAGACGTATACATTCTGTCCGCTAATTTCGTGCGTAATTCTTCTAGCAATTTGTCTGCTAGGGCTTTGGTTGCTTCGTGCTTTGTCATAAGGTTGTTATTCAGTTATTAATATTTTTAGTTTAGATAGCATATCTTCTCCGCCATCAAATACACCGTTATAGTGTAGCCAATATGCGAGTAAATCAAAATCCCTTAGTTTCATATTTTTAATGAAATGTTCTTCATAAGTTTTTTCGGGAAAGTTAATGGCATCTATTTCTGCCATATAATCTGCTAGGTACTGCTTAAGTTTATCTGACTGTCTCATAAGGTTATTTAAATATGTTTTCTCTTCTTGAATAATCTTCGATATAAAATGAGATAACATCCCAATTTATTCCGATTGTTGCATCGTGATTATCACCCAAACTTTCTAAAATTTCGTCTGCTTGGTCTTCAGTTAATTTGATATCCAAATTTTCTGCTTGCATTAGCACATCTTCTGTACTCCATTTGATTTCAATTGTTTTCATTTGTTTAGTCGATTAAGTTAACTATGTATTGTTGCATCGTTTCGTAATAACTCTGCTTTTGTGTGTTAAATTCTGATGCTAAAAAATCTTCGTATAATTTGATTGTCTCATCAAACATAAGGTCATAATCCATATCCTCTACTTGTGTGAAATACATCTCTCTAATTAGGTTACTAAAAAGAAAGAAAGGGTAATCATAATTTGCTTTCATTGCTTTATTTGGTCTATGGTTGTATAATATTCGTCGTATAATCTATCAAAGATATCTTGTGCGGTTTCTGAATACATTATACCGCCGTGTCCGTCATCGACATCTGCTTGTCCATCACGGAAATCCCATTTCTCTCGTAATTCTTTATCAGCAAGTTCGCTTGCTAGTTCTAAAATGTTGATAGTGACATTCATTGCTATTAATTTAAAGTGATTTGATTCTTGGTAGCGTACTTCACCACCCAGTCCATTTGCTTCTCAGATATTTCGCCCATCCAAAAGAAGATGTCCATAATTTGTCTGATAGCGGGCGCTTCTTTGTCACCTGACTTAGAGTGCATCCGCTCCTTGCAAAAGTTTGTGATTGCGTTGATATAACGTGAACGCAAGTCGTTGTTGGTTTCTAGGATTTCTCTGACTGTTGCCATATTAATATCTGTTTTTTCTTTCGACATATCGATTAATGATTTTTACAACTTCGTGGGTAACGCCTAAGACTAATTCGTAACTTTTTAAAAAGTCTTCTGCCGTTTCGTAATCTGCAATAGTATTATTTTCTATTTCATATAGATAAGAAAACTCGAAGCCTCCATCGCTATCAGGCTCAAATCCGCTAACCACAAAGCCATATCTAGGGTCTACAACGCCATACAGAGGATGGGAGCGGTCAATGCCAAACTCAACAAGGTAAACTACATCGCCCGTATGTTTATCTATGAAAGCCGTGTCTGTGAATTGAACGATTTCATCTTCGTTTGAGTAGACCTTATTCATTACAACGGGAGCAAATAAATACTTTTGGAATGCGTCTGTGCGCAAGTCTAATAATTCTTGAATTTTCATAATGAAAGGGGTTTAGGGTTTAAGTTAACTCGACTGCCATTGCTATAAAATTCCCATCCATCTGATTCTACATCTTCAAAGTCTAGGGCAATCAGTATATTATTAAGTGATGTTTTTATTTCAGGTAATTGATTTTCCTTAGGGTAATTTGCCTTAAGAAATTCGACCATAGATTCTACTTCGTCTAAGGTTAAGTTGATGCGACGCTCAACTACTTTTTTTGGGTATGCTTTCATAAGTGTGTATGCGGTTGACCTACACCGCAAGGTTAAATGATTATTGTTTAGTTACTAAAAGGATGTCAATAGAAATACCTTCGTAATTTTCGAATTGATTAGATAACATTTGGCAAGCCTCTTGCTCATCATTAGCTGGGATTGGTTTGGATTTTTGTACTTGAAAGCCGTTTTCTCCTTCAAATCCAAATGTGATTACATATCTATTATTCATAGTCTTAATGCGGTCACCTATACACCGCAAGGTTGTTAGTTTTTACAATTTATGTGACTTAAAGTATTTTCTCGAATAATAGCCAAGGCTATCCGTTTTTGAGTCGTTATTGTCTAGAAACATAAAGCCCCAATAATTATCTGTTCTATGCAAAATTTCTTCTATCATAATTGTGATACCTACTTTAAATTCTTTAGTTGCATATACATCTGTTCTTGCTAGATTAGCATTAGCATAATCTATCATATTAGATACACTAATTGTTTTTTTTGAACGTGCCATAATAGTGAGCGGTTACCTATACACCGCAAGGTTTTGATAGTGGAAATTACTTGGATAGGATTAATTCTACTGCTTCGTGAGCCTTGGTAGAGGCGCTCATAATCAACTTAGGGTCAGATTTTAATTTACTAATCCATCCGTTGATATAAGCCTGCGAGTTTTTGACATCGTCGACGATTGTTTTAATGCCCGTGATAGCCTCTAAATATAGCGCGCCTAGTTCAGCTACTAATTCCTCCTTACTATACTCGTCAGAGCCAAAGTTTGCCGTCTTATCTAAGCGATTAAGGCGTGACGAATGACCTGTGCTATGGATAGCTTCGTGAAAGAATACTTTGTAGTAGTCCCCGTTCGATTTCCATTGGTCTGTAGTCTTAGATGGCATATGGATGTAGTCCCCGCTAGGAGAATAGTAAGCGCGACCTAAGCCTGAATGCTTAATAGTTACAACCTCGCTAGTCCAAGCCTGAAGGATAGACTCAGCGTGTGCGTCCGCTTCCAATTCTGTAACCTCGATAGGCTCAGCGGGGGTGTCTATAGGCAAATTGGTTTGTGATATAGAAAACACCTTAAATGTCTGTAGGTAGAACGCTTTCTTAGCTTGCTTTTGTAGGTGCGATGGGATATCCTCAATGCGTGGGAAATATTGAACTTTGCCCGCGATTTCTACTGCAAAGTTGACCTTCCAAAGGTATACATCCGTAGACTTTTCGCCCTTGTTAACACGTCCATCTAGCTTGCTTACTTGAGCAAAGGTATACCATTTATTAACCCATCCTTTGTCGATAGCCTTAGCTGATAGGATAAACTGATTAACACCTCGGTAAGCCTTGCCTGATGAGTTTATAGCGTTCCATTGTAGGGTGGAGCTATCCTTAAATGGTTTGAACCATTGTAAGCCCTTAGCTTGTAAGCCCGCGATAATTGTGTCATTGATTTGGTCGATTAATTCTGCTTGAGTTGCCATAAGATTTGTGTGTGTGTGTGAATGTGTGATAGTTGAAACGATTATTGCTTGCGTGATTTTTTTTGCTCATCGCTTGCAAACATCGAGAAAAACATAGTGATGATACCGAACGCGCATACAATCCAATGTGCACCCGTGTCGATTGTTGGGTCACTAAAGTACCACGCCTTAACTAAGCCCGTAAGAGCGAATAAGGAAAGCAATGCCCCGCATAAATATGTGATGGTGTTAGCGATATTGATTTTTCTGTTCGTATTCATAAGATGTGTCGCGGTTACCTACACCGCAAGGTTTGGTTGAAAGATTAAAGACTAGAAACCATACGCTCAATTCTTTTGATGGCGCGCTCAAACTTTGCGTTGTCATCGTAATTTTTCCAATATGTTTTTTCATTGTAGTGGAGTTTGGCATTTTTTCTTTGCATAAGGATGTAACTTTCGCCTACGCCATTTGTTCTTTGTATTGAATAATAGATGACCGTATCACCATCTGCAATCCTTACGCTCACAATTTTATGCATTGGCAAACTTGTGCCATCCGCTCTTGTTATTGTCCAAGAGTTGTCAATTTCGTAAGACTTTTCGATTAAGTTATTCATAGCATTTGATTCGGTTACCTACACCGAAAGGTTAAGTGTGTAAGACGCCCGTAGGCGTTTCGTCCATTAGGACTCATCAGTTACACTAGGAAAGCGTGATTTTGATATCTAAGTCAAAATGTCTAAATGTGATAGTGGAAAAGCCACTGCTATTAACTTCGCACTTAGCGCCATCCATTGCGATAGCCTTAGCCGCGATTTCTTTTTTGTAATGGCACGAGAAGGTAATTTCTTTGTCCCATACGCTGATAACGTAAGTGTCTGCCATTTCGCCCCCGAAGATTTCATTAGAGATTTCGTTGATTGCTAACAATTTGCCTGATAAATTATTCATTTGATTTGACGCGGTTACCTACACCGCAAGGATAAGTGTGTAAGACCCCCGTAGGGGTTTCGGCTATTCAAGCCTCATCAGTTACACTAGTTTAAAGTCCAGTCTATCGCCTTCGCTACCTCTCACCGTATTGAATCCTAGGTAGCGCTCTTTGCCATCTACCGATGGTTTGAAGCTAACGTGATTGCTAATAGCGGTCAACTTCTTCATTAGGTCGACATCAAACTTTACCTCGACGGTCACAACCTCATACTTGCCTTTGCCATCGTCGTACACACTTTGCTTAATTCCAAAGTTTGTACCCTCTAAGCCTAACTCCTTGATTTGTAACATTGCTTCTGCTAATACATTGAATTTCATAAGATTTGATTCGGTTACCTACACCGAAAGGATAGTTGAAAGTTAGCGACTAGTGGCGGAATCGAACCGCCCACCATTGACATTTGCACCCTGACTAGCCGTATTCATAAGCCTTGAATGAGTGGCGCTTTTGTAACCGCCTTTGCTGACGGGCAGGTTCAGTCCACAGAACCTTGCATAAAATCTTCCCTCTACCGCGCAGAACTTTTAACCTTCCGTCAATTAGGGATGCAAGTAGAGGCTCACATATCGCGGGGGCATCGGGTTTAACCTAGCTGACTACCGCAGTCGACCATCGTATGTATCAGGTCGGGAGGTTTATACACTGGAGCGATAAACTGCTCATCCAAGTGCCTAGCGTAATGGTGCTATGTGGGGCGTTCTACTTACTGAGCCAATCCGTGCGTTCAGTATACTTGCCTGCAATGCCCCTCTTTCGGGACAGGGAGAATTTAGGGTGTTCTCTTTACCCCCACAAAAAGTGGATATTTTGCCTCTGAGGACGTTTCCCCGTGATGACATTACAAAGATTGCCTAAACTTTTTGATTTACAATAGCACCCCCTTAAAATAACCTAGATATGAGACGAAATCCCGAAATGTGTCGACGAAATCCCCATTTTCTTAGAATAATACAACGAAAATATACCCTTTTTGTACTTTTCTCAGAGAATCCCCTTTAAAAGATACTGAAACCGCACACACGCGTATCGCGCGCACATCACGACACGCGCAAGCGTACACACGTCGCGCAGGTATGCACATACACGCACGTACACGCGAGTACACACGCGTAGGCGCACATCACACACGTACACGCGTATAGCAGAATTTTTAACATCAAAATTACCCCGATTTTGCGTCTAAGGCATTATCTCGCTTAGGGTGGATAGAATGGACATTTGAGGGGGTAAAGTGTCTTAAATCGAAGATATGACCCCTTAAATCGAATGCTAGTAAAATGGGGGGTTTTTTTAGGGGTGTGGTGTGTGGCGGATAGTTCGCCTTGGACAAATACGCCCTCAGTTAATCCTATTGCATCATTTTGGTACATTACATTGCATACATTAGTTCCTTCTTGCAACGTTGTTGCATTTATTCTCTCGAAGTGGTAGCCGTGAGAGTAGAACAGTATAGCACAGCAGTCATTGTACCACAAGGATACATTAGGAAATTGTTTATTGTACCACATAGATACATTGACCATAATTTCGGAATTTGGATTTGGGAAAGTGAACCCACCCCATCGGAAAATCCCGTTTGCCATTCGTGTGCGCGACCCGTCCGATAATATATATAACCTTCAACAAACAACTACACGCTATAAAAAACTGCGTTTAAAGCAAACTGGCAGTGGAAACATATAGAGGAAAGAATTGGATATGTGTGGGTATCTATCTATCTTTACCTTTACAAACCAAACAAACATTTTAATGCTTACTTACGATATCAAAAAATCGCCACCAAATACGGTCGTGGTTGAAGTCGGTGCTTCAATGGATGATACTGTCCAGTTCGGTAATTTAAAGCTCCATATAGACCCTGAATTTAATCCTACACAATACGCTAGAATCTATGGTCGTGTCATAGCTGTTCCTGATGGAAAGGCTTACAACGAAGAGAACGTTGAGATAGAAAAAGAAGTGCAGGTAGGAGACATTATTTACTTTCATTACTTAACTACATCTGATGAAACGAACTGTATCTACGGGAACTATTATAAAGTACCTTATTATTGGGTATTTTGTGTCGTTAGGAGTGGTAATATATTACCTGTTGGCAGCTGGACTTTATGTGAGACGGTGGTTGAAGAGGAGTTTAATACGGTTGAAGTTGGTGGTCAGAAAATTGAAGCTATAACATCGGCATCTGGACTAGTAATTGGTATCAATAAAAAGCCATCAACTAAGTTTGCTAGGTTAGTACATATTGGTAAGCCATTAGTTGGTGAAGATGAGCTGGGAATTAGCACAGGTTCGCTTGTTTTGTTAAACAAGAACTCAAACTTTGTAAACAAGATTGAGGGAAAAGACTACTATACAGTGCGCCAAAGCGATATTTTGTCTACAAAATACTAGTACCCCCTATGCTGTTGTAGCAGCATACCCCTATGATGCTGTGGCAGCATACCCTCTGATGCTGTAGCAGCATACCTATGATGCTGTGGCAGCACATAATATATAATATAATAAATAAGTATTAATAAACAATATTGCGCGGAGCCTAAAGACTATCAAACCATTGAAACAAAAAGGAAACTTGTTTCCTTTAGAAGATAAAAAAAAGAAAAAGAATTGGGACGCCGCGCCGCCGCCGATTTTCAATACCACGTAACATATAGTAGGAGCATAACAGATATGGCATTATTCAACAAAGAAGATTTCGCAGACTTAGCAATACCTATCAACGATAGCAACCTTGCAAAAAATCCAATTATCAAACAGGTATTTGGCAACCCACCCAGTTCGGATATTCCAATCCTTATTTACGTTGCACTCATATACGACCAAAAGAGTCCACTGCGATTAAAGATATCCAACATACAGGAGCGTAAAGAGGAGGCTGCTGAAATGGCAGGCATTAAAGGAGACACATCTAGTATCTTTGATTTAAGCAACAATAATATACTAGTCTATATAAACTCCTATCTGCGCCATCAATCGTCTAAGGTGTGGTCAGTATTGGCTGCTAACGAGGAGGTATTGTGGCAGTATCAGCAAGAGTTATTAACTCCTATTAAGGATTTTAAAAATGACAAAGATAAACTGCAAGCTCTTGAGATTAAGACCAAGTTAATGCAGGAGTGCGATGCTATTATTAAAAGAATTGATGCTTACGAAGAGAAGCTCTTTGGTGACACTAAAGAGAAGAAGAGTGAGATTCTTAATCTTACACCTGAATCAATAGCTAATGTATAGAAAACATCCCAAGGGTAAGCCTTATGAGATTAATGGTATAACGGTTAGTATCCCGCCTAATGGCTATGTCTATAACATTATTACTAACCAGTGGGAGAAGCGCGAGATAATGGCGCGGTCTGTTAAGAAGGACTACCAATACTGGGAAAGACCTGAGCCACCTAAAGACTACGAAACAAAACGTAAGAAAGAGATTGCGGCTCAAAAGACAAGTCCAGGATATTATAACCCTGAACTACAGGAATACCGCAACCAAGAGTGGGACAGGCGTCTTAATGGATTCTGGTTTTACAACAATGGTCACGCTACTTACATAACAGGTCTGCATTACTTTTACCTAGTGCATTGGAAGCTTGACGTAGGCTATCCTTCTTTTAGGATGACTGACAGGGACTTCTTTATGTTCCTAGAGTACTGTGTACAAGACCCTAATTGCCTAGGAATGGTTGAGGTAACGAAGCGTCGTCAAGGAAAGACTATGCGCGCAGGTGCATTCCTATTTGAATTAACCTCTAGAAGCAAGAATAAGAACGCGGGTATCCAATCGAAGACATTTGAGGATGCTAAGGAGAACGTATTTGCTAAGGGTGTTATTATGCCATTCAAGTACTTACCTGACTTCTTTGTTCCTATATACGATACTGAGAAGGGTATGACCCCTAAAGGAGAACTTAGATTTTTTAAAACAAATAAACGAGGTGCAACTGACGACATTTTTGCTGAAAAGATTGAGCTTGAATCATCTATTACTTTTAAATCGGCTGATAAGTTTGCTTATGACGGTATGAAACTTCACCGCTACCTAGGTGATGAGGCAGGTAAGACTAAGAACGTTGACGTCTACGACAGACATCAGGTCTTGCAGTTCTGTCTCCAGCAGGAGGAGAACATTATCGGCAAGGCTTTATACACCACCACCGTTGAGGAAATGGAAGATGGTGGAGAATCCTTTAAAATGTTATGGGACGCATCTAATCAGAACGAAAAGAATGCTAACGGCAGAACACGCTCAGGACTATATCAGTACTTTATGCCTGCTTATAAGACATTGTTCTATGACAAGTTTGGTCAAGCTGACGAAGAGAAGGCAAAAGAATTTTACTTAGCAGAACGTGCTGCTTTAGAGATGGACCCACGCGCATTGGCTTCTTTTATCCGCAAGAACCCTTTTACGATAGGCGAGGCATTCTTTAGTGAAGCTGAGACTTGTTTGTATGATGCGATGGCATTGAACAGACAGATGGAATCTATATCGTGGATTGCTGAAAAAGATTTATATTTGCGTGGAGAATTTGTTTGGGAAAAAGCAGAGCGGGACAGTAGAGTTGTTTTCAACGAGACGTCTAATGGGAAGTTCTTAGTTCATAAGAAACTTAACATATACGACTACGCTAACTTTAACCAAGTAGATGAGTACGGTACTCGCAAAGTACCTAAGGAAAGCAAGAAGTACGCAATAGCAGTTGACCCCTTTGACCATAGCATTACAACAAGTAAGGAGCGGTCAGATGGTGCTGCATATGTGTATAGAAGATATGATGCGCTAGATGAGTTTAGTGAGACATTCTTAGTTGAATACCTTAACAGACCTGAGAAGGCTGAGATATTCTACGAGGATATGATTAAGCTTTGTCACTTCTTTGGATGCGAAATATTATCCGAGGATAACAAGGTTGGATTGATTAAGTACTTTGAGTACAGGGGTTATGATAAGTTTTTGGTTAAACTGCCTGGCGCTAGTAAGTATGGAATCTCTGCAACAGTTAAGACGCACCAGCAGATTGCAGAAGTGACAGAAAGTTATATTACAGAGAACGTAGAAAAGGTTATCTTTATGCGATTATTAAAAGACTGGTTAACTTTTGATATTAACAAGACAACCAAGTTTGACGCCGCGATGGCATCTGGTTATACGTTAATACAGGCTAACAAGTCTAAATTTAGTGAAAGAGTAGAGCAAAAACAGAAAATATACGATATAAGGGAGATATTCCCATTTTAAGCTATGATGGAAAAAGATGTACCAAAGAATATGGACTTTCCAAGTCATTTAATCGAGACCGAGAAAAAAGACAAGAATTGGATTTCACAATACATTAAAGCTGCTTGGCGAGACTTTGGAACCTATTACCCTAATCAACTTTACAATGGTCGCGAAAACTATCACGAAATCAAGCTTTATATGCTTGGTAAACAGTCTATTAGCAGATATAAGAAGTTGGTTAACCCATCGTCCACTGCTAATGAAGACCAGTCAACAGCAAACATAAGCTGGGACATCTTACCTATTATCCCTAAGTTCCGTCGTATTGCGCTTGCTACTTTAATGAAGTCTGACTTCAACATTTCTGTAGACGCAATTGACCCTATTGCACAAGACGACAAGAATAAATTCTACGCAGATAACGCTGCTAAATTAATCCTTAAAGAAGAATTCGAGAAGCAAGGTCTTGACCCTGAGTTAATTCCAGGCGCTGATATTGATGCGGCTAATCTTCAGGAGCTTGATATGTATATGAACTATTCATATAAGCATAGAATGGCTATTGAGATGGAGCAAGCAATTGAGCTTGTGTTAAATATGAATAGCTTTGAGCAGGAGCGCGCGTTAGCAATTGAAGACCTTCACGACTTTGGTATTGCAGGATACAGAGAATACTTTGACGCAGCTGGTAATATTAAAATTCGCCGCGTAAATCCTTCGAATATGGTTATGTCTTATACGACTAATCCATCATTCAAGGACGTCCAGTATATGGGCGAGGTAGTGGAGATGACAATCTCTGACTTAAAAGAATTAGCTGGAGACCAAATTACTGCAGAGCAGTATGAGCAGATTGCTGAGAAATACACTAACAAGATGGGTAATCCTACGTTAGTTAAGAATACAGGATTTAATCAAACTAAAAATTATGACGGATTCCGTATCTCAGTATTAGATATTGAGTTCTACTCTGTTAATAGCCTTATTTTAGAAGAAAGAATTAACTCTAAGGGCAACGTTGTTGTTGGAAGAGCTGCTAAAGCAAAACCAGGTCGCAAAGATAAGAAATATTCTAAGACTGACTATAAAGTTGTTTACCAAGGCAAATGGATTGTAGATAGCGATATCTTCTTTGATTGCAAGTTGGCTACAAATATGAAGCGCGCAAAGTCTGATTTATCAAACACTACGCTTTCGTATCACGTTGTTGCGCCTAACATCTATCAAATGGTTACTTATTCATTAGGTAGCCAAATGAAAGCTATTGCTGACCAGATTCAGTTAGCTTGGTACAAACTACAGAACGTGATGCTACGCGCACGTCCTCGTGGTATTATGATTGAGATTGGTGCATTAGAGAATGTGCCAATTGGTAGAGGAGGCAAGGCATTAACTCCTATGCAGATTATTGACTTGTACAATCAGACAGGTAACTTGGTTTATCGCCGTTTATCTGATGAGGGTACAGCTAGTAACTATAAGCCTATTGAGGAGCTTGATAACGGTATTGGTAGCGAGGCAACTCAATACTTTAATATCATTACTAATAATATCCAATTACTTCGCGATATTTTAGGATTTAATGAGATTACAGATGGTTCAACACCTGACCCACGAACATTAAATGGTGTGGCGAAGTATGCATCTGAATCAACTAACAACTCTCTAGACTTTATTAAACGCGCTGAACGCGAATTATTAGAGAAGTTGTGTTATGATTTAACATTACGCATCCAAGATTCTGTAGAGAATGGTGGTATTGAAGGATATATTAGAGCATTAGGTAGTTCATCTGTACAATTCTTTAAATTAGACCCTAATACAAGCGCTCACGAGTGCGGATTGGTAGTATCACAGAAGCCTACTGAGTTTGAAAAGGAAAAATTAGCTCAAAGAGTTAATCTTGCTATTCAATCTGGACAAATTACTTTAGCTGATGCTATTATGCTAGAGAATCTTGAGAATATGAAGTATGCTGAGGTAATGCTTGCATACAAAATTAAGCAGAACGAGCAAGAGAAGCAGAAACGTGCTTTAGAGCAACAGCAAATGAATGGTCAAATCCAACAGCAGTCAGCAATGGCAGCTGAGCAAGCTAAGCAACAGACTCTACAGGTAGAAGCTGCAGCAAAAATGCAGATAATGGAGAGACAAGCACAGTTAGATGCACAATTATTGGCTATGAAATTACAAAATGAGGCAATGATTGAGCAAGGTAAGCTTGAGGGCAAAATTAATACGGCTAAGATTGAAGCAGATAGCCGAGAATACATTGCCCAGATTAAGAAGAGCGAAAAGGAGCTTGGAAATAAGTAATAATAGTTTATACATTTGCATAACCAAACAATAGAATAATATGGCAGAGCCAATTAACCTAGACGAATTATTGTCTAAAAACGAACCAATTGAAACACCAACAGAAGAAACAACAGAGACTTCCGAGGAAACTACTAGTGCAGATGATAGCACTGAAGTTGAAGGAACTGATGATTCTAATGAAGATAATGAGCCTCAGAACGTTGAGGATTCAGTAGAAAGTACTACGCAAGTAGATGATTCTGAAGGATATTCGACAGAAACTGTTGTACAAGAACCTGATAAGATTCAGGAAACAACAGAGGAGTCAAAAACGGAAGAAAAACCAGTTGCGCAGTATCAATTTAAAGACCCGTTTATTGAGAAAGCTGTACAGTACTACGAGATGTATGGTACACTGCAACCTTTCTTAAGAGCAACCGAAGTCGACTATACAGAAATGTCGGATTTAGAAGTGCTAAAAGTCAAGTTTGATACAGATAACTATGACTTAAGCCCTAAAGCAAGACAAAAGCTATTTGACAAGGAGCTAGAAAAATACGGGTTGGATGCTTATGATGAGGAAGACAAAGAAGTTGGAGAGGCTTTATTAAGGCGAGATGCACAAAAGCTGAGAAAAACTTTTATGGAAGAGCAACAGCAATTCCTAAACAATGTTAATTCCACACCACAAGTTCCGAATGATCCTTCGCAAGAAGAACTAGCTGCTCAACAAGAACAGAGCAGAAAGATTATTAGTGAAGGAGTCTCTAGTGTGATTAAAGACAACATTATTAAAGTCGGGGCAAACGGAGAGGGTATTAACTACCAGATTCAAGACCCAAATGTTGTAGTTGATTATGCAATGGACTCAAACAAGTTCCTTTCCATCTTTGCAAAAGACGGAAGTGTTGATTGGGATAAGTGGACAAAAACAGTTGCATTCGCACAGAATCCAACTCAATTTATAAGCGAGTTAATTAAACACGGAAAGTCTTTAGGACGCAAGGCGATGGAGTCTGAACTAAAGAATGTTGTACCTCCGACGATTAACAAGACGGTTATCGAGTCTAACAATATTGAAAGACCATCAGATGACCCGATTGCATTCTTACAAGGTATGACTATTACTAAAAAATAGTGTTTAACAATTAAATTATTTAAAAAATGGCTATTGCAGCGGGTAACATCGACAGAACATTCTTGTCGACTGTATCATTCACAAACACGTTAGAGCAACGTGAAATTTTAAAGGACGTACTTGACATCTATGATGAGGAAGCGTCTATGTTGGATATCTTAGATTGGACAGGTAAGGCTAAGGCTACTGCTCAAACTGAGTATTTCACTGTACAAAACAACTTCTTATATGCTACAGCTACAGTTAAAACTCCAGGTACTTCTGCGGGTTCAGCTGGTGCTTCAGTAGATATCACTTGCGTTGGCGCAACTTCTGTTAAGCCATTAGTAGGTGAATTAGTATTGTTTGCTAACGGTGTTGTAGGTTATGTATCAGCTATTTCTTCTGCTACTGACTTCGTATTGACTGTTAAGCCAGTTAACTCTGCAGATGTTATCCCTGCTGCTACAACTGGTTCTAAGTTATCATTTATGTCTAACGCATATGCGGAAGGAACTGGTTCTAACCAAATGCGTAAGTCTGACTTGATTAAGCGTTCTAACAAGTTACAGATTTTCAAAACTAAAACTTCTATCACAGATATCGCTTACGGTTCTAAGATTGAGGTTGAGTTTAAAGGAAAGCCTTACTACTTCTTAAAGCAACAGCACGATGCGTATTTGAAGCACCGTATGGATATCCTTTATTCTATCTTATTCGGTCGTGAGTCTGCAGGTTTAACTGATGCTGCTGGTAACGCTATCAATACAACTCGTGGTTTACGCGATACTATTGTTAACGCAGGTGGTATTTCAGCTTCTACAGCTACATCAAATACTTTTGAATTATCTGACTTAGCGGCATTAGGTCGTTTAATGGATGCTAATCGTTGTCCAGCAGAATACCAATTATGGGCTGGTGCTGATTTCGACAATGCTTTTGACACTCAAATGTTAAGCAAGCCATTGTTCATTAACGGTGCTATCAACTACGCTGCATTTGGAGGAAAGAAAGACGTAGCAATTGCAATGGGTATTAGCTCATTCTCTGCTTACGGACGTACATTCCACAAGAAGCGTTTAAATGCATTGTCTCACCCTCAAGTAACTTCAGTAGGTGGAGCTACAGCTTTCACTAAGGAATCTTATTTAGTTCCTGCTGGAAAGATTAAGGTTGAGCAAGGTGGTGGTCAAGTAGACCGCATGATGTTACGTTATTTAGAGATGCCAGATGGTGTTAACTCTCGTTTCCGCGAGAAGATGTTGGGTGGTTTAGCGCCAACTCCAACTTCTGACACTGATACTTTAGATATCGTGTACAGCTCTATCGAAGGTTTAGAAACAGTAGGTAACGAGCACTTCGTTAAATTCTCTCTATAATCTAAAGAGTAATAACAAAGAGAGGGGGAGCAATCCTCCTCTTTTTTGTTTTAAGAATAATTGATACATTTGCATAACCAAACAAAATAAAAAATGAAACCATCCGAGTTTAATCTTTTCTCAGAAAAGATGGTTAGGAAATTGAAACCTAACGAAAGAGCTACATACCGCCTCTTAAATGTCAGAAATGACCCAGATAATCCAGGAAGAATTTTGGTCCCTTCAGCTCAAACTGTAAGACCTACTGACGAAATCAGAGACTTAGAGACAGGGGAATTTATTAAAATTGCTGCAATTGATAGAGCAAATTCAGAAGGAGAGGCGGAGTTTACAAGTATTGTGTTTAGTGCACAAAATTTAGGATATCTCTTTTTGAACGGAAACAATCCAGTTCATCAAAGAATTTATCAATTCATTGAGTTATGTAACGATAATCAATCAAATCCTAACAGAGACCCAGAGAGAGAAGCGTTATTCTATCGAGTTGATGCAGTTAAGGAAGCTAAGACTGAAAGAAACTTGCGTAAATTAATCGTAAAAGCTGTTAACTTAGCGTTAGAGTTAGACGATAAGAAAGCGCGCGAAGTAGCCTTAGCATTAGGTATTGACGCTGATACTACTGAAGAACTTCGTAATGAATTAGAAGACTACGCAGGAGACTATCCTGAAGAGTTCTTAGATGTAGTAGATAGAGCTTCTTTAGCTAATGAAACTGCATTAAAAGATGCTGTTAAAAAGAACATTATTAAGAATGACGTTAATGCGTCTTGCTTTAAATGGGTTGAAACAGGAAAAGTAATCTTTACTTACACTAAGGGTAAGGACAAGAACTACTTTAAAGAATTAGCCGACCATTTATTAGAAACAAATCCAGATGAGTTAGAAGCCATCAAGAGCCGTTTAGGCTAAATCCGACAACAGGATTGATTTGTTTGGTTGGGTTAATAAGAGAGCGCTGCATATTGTGGCGCTTTTCTTTTTTTAAAGCAATATAAAATATCGTATATTTGAACAAATTATCCTAAGCTGGTATGCCTGCAAATTTTAATGCCCAATTTATTGTAAACGAAAAGACCTCAAATAGGGTTTTGCGTTTGACAGATACGTCCACGGGCTTTGTCTTAGCCAAGGGTAACTTCTCGGTTACATTTCCTGATGGGTCGAAAGTAATACACACAGACTTCCAATCGCCCGACATTAGTGCGCCAGGTGGCTCTACTAATATATCTTTAATTACAGATGTTGACAACAGTATTCTTACTGGAACCTATGTTATTAATTTTGTTGCAGTAAACGCAGCAAACGCACAGTTTGCCAAAGAAGAAACATTTGATTTTAACTGGGAGAAGCCGACAAAGGCTATTAATAATGAATCAGATGTAGTTTTACCTGATATTAAGTTCTTAGACGATACAGCTTACGAAACATCTGGTAGTTTTACAGGCGTTCTAACTAGAAACTTTTACACTACGACCCCATCTACTAGTGAGGTAGGAGTAATTACAAAGACTAGCGTAGGAGACGTTTTAATGCCCTCTCACAGCTCGAAATACTACGAGGGTATATATCTGGTCAAATCAGATATTTCCGTGGCTTATACGCATTCTACTAAGTCTTGGTTAACGGTAAGTTATGTTGACTTATTGCAAGAAACATATGACATTAGAGAAGCTCCTACTCAAGATGAGTTAGTTGCTTTAATGAATGCCTATAAAGACCAGATTGAAGTATATAAGACAACTAATCCTAGCGAATATGCTTTAAGAAATGAAGAGTATGATTTAGTGCTTGGATTATATTCTCATTTAATTGCTAGATATGATACAGGGACATTAGACGGATGCAAACCAGTATTAGACCAGTTATTAGGATTATTACCTCCTACTAATCCATACACATATAAGGCAACTCAAATGTTGCCATTTAGATTATCTACAACAAATAGTACATCATTTAAGCTATTTGATGGTACAAATTTAGATTCTGTAACGCAGGGAGAAACAGTTACATTTGAATCCGCAAATGCAGGATTAAGCATTGTAGTAAGTGACAATAAACTTACCTTTACAGCGAAAACAGCTTACGTTCATACTCAGACTGTTGCAGCCGCCGTATGGACAATTACACATAATTTAGGCAAGTATCCATCCGTTAGTATAGTTGATTCTGCAAATGATGAAGTTATCGGAGAGGTACGTTATACAAATACAAACCAGGTAGTAGTAACATTTTCAGCAGCATTTAGCGGCAAGGCATTTTTAAATTAACATAAGCAATGGCAAAGAAGTTTTTAACCAATTTAGATTTAACAAAGAATCAGATATTAAACGTCGCGATTCAGAATCTATCATCAGCTCCATCATCTCCAGTAGTTGGTCAGGTGTATTTTGATACAACAGACCTGCGTATGTATTTCTACAACGGTACCGCTTGGGTAGATATGTCTGGAGATATCCAAGATGTATTAGGTGGTGCAGGTTTAAGCGCTTCTACTGAAAGCGATGTTGTAACCCTTAGTGTTAACGTAGACAATGCTACGATTGAAATTAGCACAGACACGGTTCAAATTAAAGACCTTGGGGTTACTACAGGCAAATTAGCTGATGGCGCAGTTACAACTATTAAGATTGGCGCTAATCAAGTAACATTTGCTAAGATTCAAACCATTGCAAGCGGCAAGTTACTTGGTAACGTATCTGGTTCAACAGGTAATGTTGCTGAAGTTGAAATATTAACATCTACTACTTTTACTGGAGCGACTGACTCAAATATCCCTAGCGCTGCTGCTGTCAAAGCTTATGTTGACGCAAATACAGGTTCTTTAGGTAATTTAGAGGGAGCTTGGGATGCTTCTGCTGGTTCTTTCCCAGTTGGCTCAACTCCATCTGCAGGAACTAAGAAAGGCGACTACTGGTATGTTAGCGTTGCTGGCACAGTAGACGGAATCGCATTTAATGTTGGCGACGTATTAGGCGCTAAGGTTGATAACGCTTCAACTACAACTTATGCTGCAAACTGGTTTTCTTTAGAGGTTAACCGTGACCAGGCTACTGAAACTACACTTGGTCTTGCAAAGATTGCAACACAGACTCAAACTAACACAGGTTCCGACGATACAACAATCGTTACGCCTTTGAAGTTAAAGACTTTATTAGATAACCGTACTGGAGGATATGCTGCTAACGTAGGAGACGGTTCTGCTACTTCATTTGCATTGACTCATAACTTAGGTACAAGAGATGTTGTTGTTTCAATTTACGACAACACAACTTACGAGGAGGTAATCACTGACGTGGTTCTTACTTCAACTTCTGTAGTTACTGTATCATTTGCAGTAGCTCCAGCTTCTAACGCTTACAGAGTAGTTATAAAAAAATAATAAATGACTAAGTTTTTAAATAACGCGGATGTAAAAGGTTACGTCTCTCAAACGGCTGTAACCTCATCTTTACTTAAAACTGACGCTGACGGTAAATTAGTTGCTGCGGTTGCTGGCACTGATTATAATGCTCCTGGTGTAACCGCTAGTGCTGGTACATTAGTTCGCGAAATAAGAAATACAACTGGAGCTACTTTAACAAAGGGTACTGTTATTTATATTTCGGGAGCTACTGGCAATAAGCCTACAGTATCAAAAGCACTTGCAACAGGAGATTCTACATCGGCTCAAACGTTTGGCTTATGTCAAACTGATATAGCTAACAATTCAAATGGAAATGTAGTTGTTATAGGAGATATTACTGGTATAAATACAAGTGCATTTACTGAAGGAGCACAATTATACCTTTCGTCTACAACTGCAGGAACATACACAACGACTAAGCAATTAGCGCCTAATCACTTAGTTTACATTGGTGTTGTGACTCGTTCGCATCCGACTCAAGGACAGATTGAGGTTAAGATTCAGAATGGATATGAGCTTGATGAAATCCACGACGTATCTATCTCCTCTTTAGCTAATAATCAAGGATTGTTTTATGAATCAGCAACTGATTTATGGAAGAATAAAACTATCGCTGCTGCGTTAGGATATACTCCTGCGGATGATGCTGCTGTAGTTAAATTAACTGGTAATCAAACAGTTGCAGGTATAAAAACATTTACTTCAGTTGTTAATGCGCCAACATTATCTCTTAATGGCGGCGTATTAGAAGGCAATAATATTGTTTCAATGCGTTCTAACCCTACAGGTGGGCAGTTCCGTATTGAAAAGTCAGATGGCTCATTATCTGCCTATCCATTCTACATTGGTGTGGATGGTACTGCTTTAGCATATTATTACAATGCAGCAGGTGCGCTTAAAGTATTATTGCACACAGATGGAACGTCATATTTTGGGAATAGCTTAAGTGTTGGATATACAACTTATGGGGCAACTTCTTATAAGCTTGACGTTAATGGTACGGCAAATTTTGTTGGCGCAATAACTGGTACGAGCGCTACGTTTAGTAGCGTTATTACAGCAACAGGTAATGCTGCTTCTAGCTCAGCTGCTATATTCAATAATGAGAATGGAGCAAGCGGAACTGCTCAATATTATGCAGATTTTAAAGCAGGAACAACTGTAATAGGTCGAATCTTAAGAGGAAATGGCGTAGCAGGATATGAGAGTAATGGTCTAAATTTTGACAATTATGCTGGTATGCTAATTAAGCTAAATTCTTTAGGAGGGAGTGGAGGCGGATTAACAGTAGTTGGCGGAGCAACAACTTTAGGAGCAGCGCTATATGGCACTAGTGCAATTTTCTCAAGCACTGTTCAAATTGGCTATAATCAAGTAATCTTAACTCCATCTTACACAGGATATAGCGCAGCATATAAAGTATTAGCAATTGGAACTGGCGTTAGTAATACTAACGTATCGATTAATTATGACCCATCAGGAAATGCTGGCGGAGAATTTAATGGAACAGGACAAATTTTCATAGCTCACAATAAAGGAATTTTGGCACCTAATGCGGCTAATACAAACTATATAGCGGTATTGAGACCAGTTGGAACTGGAGTTTACTTTGGTGGCGGAATGTCATCTGGAGAGGTAGCTGGTAACGGCTTATTTATTTCAACTTCTGGTAATTCAGGATTTGGTTTAACTAATCCTCAAAGCCAAATACACTTAAACGGGACTATTACACTTAGTGAGCCTGGCTATGATACAGTAAGATTGCACAAAATTGAACATCAGCACTCGGATGGAAGTTCAGCTAACAATAATTTAAGATTTTTAGTAAGTGATGGAAGCGGCATAACTGCCGAAAAAATGAGAATTAGAGGCGATGGAAATGTAGGCATAGGAACTACTTCTCCGTCTAAAACTCTCCACGTCTACACAACTGGGAACGAAGGAATATTCCTACAAGGAACAGGTGGGGGCGTATGGATGAACATCCAATCTGCTGCAGGTAATCTATGGTCTATTGGAGCACAGAATGATGGTATGGGTGTTTATAATAGAACAAGTAGCTTATATGCGTTCTTTATAAAAGACAACCGTCAATTGCAAATTTCAGGATACACCTCCGCAACATCTTACACAGGCACAGCCGCAGGATACCTTGCGTTTGATTCTTCTGGAAATGTTATTACGGTAGCGGGGGTTGCGGCGACGGATAATACTAAGTTGCCGTTGGCAGGAGGTACGATGACGGGAATTATTGCTTTTTCAAATTTAACAGGCAATAAGATTGATTTTTATTATTCAGGAGAAGATAGATACGGGATACAAGTCCAAAGTAGCGAACTTAGAATACATTCAGGAGCGCAAGGCGCAACTACAGGAGGTATCACATTTGGGAAAAGCACTTCGACAACATTTACCGAATATCTAAGAATCAGAAATGATGGCAATATTCAAGCTGTAGGCTCGCTTTGGATGGCTACTTCTGGCACTAGCTATATTAGAATGGGGCAATTCCCTGTTTCTACTTCTAACTCAGGAGAAGCTTGGATAGGTAGAGCTTCTGACAGAAGCACTGGCTCAATGACAGTACAATTAGGAGGAGGCTCTAATGCTTCATTCTTTGAAGTTGTTGATTATGGATGGACAACTGTTACTTTAAGAGTTGGAATGAATGATTTCTCTTATAAAGGAAATGCGGTTCTTCACGCAGGCAATTATTCATCTTATGCTCTCCCATTAACTGGAGGAACATTATCTGGAGGCATAACTTTTACTGCACCAGGAGGCTCTGTTTTACTTAAACACGCAGTATCAGAAGTAGACGCTTGGATATTCCAAGAGAATGCTGCTAACTGGGGATTATATTGGAAAAATGCTCCAACTGGTCAGCATACATTTGGTGGATACACCTCTGTAGGAGCTGAACTAGTAGGTATGTCAGCGGCAAACTCAAGTGGAAACGGAGTTCTTACATCAAACTTTGTAGGCGCAACAACAGCATATGCTCAGTGGATGATATCTAATTATACTGGATATATCTGGTCTGCTAGTACAATATACGCTGCAACATCTATGGTTGTTGGCGGAAATATAGTTATTCACGCAGGTAATATTGGTTCTCAGTCAGTTTCTTACGCATCTAATGCAGGTGCGGTTGGAAGTGTCGGAATTGGAAGTTTAGTAAGAAAAGATGCTACAGGACAATATTTAAAGCCTTACTATGAATATGGTAGCTATATAGAAAACAATGCACCAAGTACTCTTGCTTCTCAAATGGGCGGAGGTGGTATGCGTGTTGACTTTATGGGAAGTGGCGGTTCTGCTGATGGCTCTTGGTCTCACGTAATAACCTTTAGTGGGTACAATAGATATAGTATGTCTCAAATTGGCACAAACTATAATACTACTAATGCGCGTCTATATTATAGGCAAACTAATAATCACGATGATGCCTGGGCATCTTGGAAACAATTTGCGTTTCACGGGCAAGATGTGACATTTACAACTGTAACAAGTAGTGGCTCAGTATACGGAAATGATGTTTATACCACAGGTGGATGGTTTAGAAACCATACTAGTAATAACGGTATATACTGGTCAAATACAGGTTGGCATATATATCCTCAAGGAAGTAGTGATATGGGTATGCGTTCAGGAGGCTCTACCGCAGCAATGCAGATGATGACTAGTGGGGGTACAACTAGAGGCTATTTTTACGTTAACGATTCTAATCAAATTGGCATTTTAACAAATGATGGGAACTGGGGATTAAGAGTCAACTCTAATAGGGAAACTAATTTGCACGGCAACCTGGTTGTTAACTATGGAGGCAGTTCTAGCTCCATATATATGACTGACTCTGATGAAGGAATGAGGGAAATCCACTGCAATTCTAATAGAATTGGATTTTTAAATCAATCTTCCTCTTGGGGAGCCTGGTGTGATGATTCAGGCAATTGGTATGCTTCAGCATTTTATGATTCTAATAATGGCGGATACTATTTAGACCCTGATGGCGCATCCAATTTGTTATACATTCAAATGCCTCATCGTGGAAACGGAACACCTAACATTTTAGTAAATAACGGAGGTTCTGAAAACTGGGGAGCCATACATATTGGAGGAGGTAGCGGCAATTTAAGAATAGGAAAAAGTGATGCAGGAAGAAGCTGGTCTGGAAGAGTTAGTTTAGCAATGCACGTAGGGGCAAATGAATCATTTAGGGTCCATTCTGATGGATGGGATTCATTATTTGAAGTGTGGGGTAGCAGCGGCTATGGTAAATTAAAAAATAGCTTAGAAGTTGGAGGTTCATTTGGAACCAACTCTCGTTCATCAGCTTCTCAGGCTACTATATCAAGAACATTTGCCCCCCAAGGTGCTGCAAATGGATATAATGCTGGTGGAATTACTGCTGCAATAAAAATCAGATTACCTTTTAGAGCGAATGATTGTATGTGGTCTATGAAGGTTAGGATTTATAATTATACAAATGATGCTACTTCAGAATATACAATTGGCAACTACTCTTACTCTGCAGGTTCTTATCATAGGGGTGCTTATTTTATGGGAGGAGTTAGTGCAGACCCTAAAACAGTAAGGTTTGGTAATGATGGTAGTTATGACTGCGTATGGATTGGCGAAACAACAACTTCTTGGTCTTATCCTCAAGTATCTGTAATAGATTTTGTAGGGGGGTATGTAAGAAGTGATGTTAGTGCGGTATCAAATAACTGGGACATAACATTTGTAACATCTTTCAATACAGTTGCAGAAGCAATTAATCCACAAATTAGATTTAGCGACGTCACCGCTGTGAGCGTTAACGCTCCATCAGGATATGTTAGTAATGGTAACCCGTGGGGTACAGCAAACTCTGCTTTCTTCCCAAATGGGATTACAACAGCTGGGGGGACTAACTGGATTTACGGTTCAATGACCTTTATTGGTAATGCACCTTCAAACGGAGCAGGTCACCATTTTACATCAGGAGGAGATTCAAGGCACACTGGAACAATTACGCCTAACTATATCGGAAGACCATCTCATTCAACAGGATATTTAGTAGGGTCGTATAATAATATTGGCGGAAACTCCGCTAATACAAATCCTATTTATACAATCGGTAGTAATTATATGCCATCTGATACGTCTCTTGGCGGAATGTACGGTATTGGTTATTCGCATCCTAACTTCTGGGGTTCTGGAAAGGTACAGGGTTGGGGATTATACGTATGTAGTAACGGTTCTATAGACGCTATTATTGGTGGAGATGGCTCCTCAACTTCTATTTGGGCTAAAACAGATATTGTAGCTTATTCAGATTCAAGAGTAAAAGAAAACGTTGAAGTCATCCCTGATGCCTTAGATAAAGTAAAATCGTTACGGGGAGTTACTTTTACTCGTAATGATGTTAAAGATAAAACAAAAAGAAGCGCTGGAGTTATTGCACAAGAGGTTTTAGCGGTTCATCCAGAAGTTGTGTCGGGCACAGAAGAAGATATGTACTCAGTTGCTTATGGAAATATGGCAGGTTTATTTATTCAAGCTATTAAAGAGCAGCAAGTTCAGGTTGAATCCCAAAACACAGAAATAGCTGAGCTTAAAGAATTAATTAAACAATTATTAGCAAAATAAGATGGCTTTACCAAATTTTGGGGTACCTTTAAGTCTAAATCAAATAGCTACTGAATTAGTTTGGGATAATGCTATTTCATTAAGAGATATGAGTGTAAGTGCGGGGAAAACTGAGCCTCACGCAGTAAGCGAATTTTATGGATATAGTGCAACGCCAGTTTCTTATACATACAGCATTGTAGCTTATAATGGATACACTACCGTACAAGGCACATATACCACAAAAGCAGGAGTTCCTAATACTACGTTTTCGTTTTATAACTATTCTGGTTCAGGAGGGACAGTAGGCAGTGTATGTGCTCAATCTGGTACAGTAAATATAACTAGTGGGAATGGCACAAAAACACAAGGTTCTACCTGCTAATATTATTAACTTTAAACTTTAAACAATAAATTAAAATGGCATTAAAAATCACTACCCAAATCGGGACAGACAAAGGTATCACATCAGAAGCTTATGTGCGTATATCAAACTACCAACTATCTAAATTTGGCTCAGCTAACTTCCAAGTAGAAATCTTCCAATCACAAGAAGATGCAACTCAAGTAGTTACGGCTATGCCAGGTATGACAGCAGGATTAGCTCGCAACCAGCAAATTGGAGACAGTTTATACGTTCCGCTTACTAGACAAGAAGAACGCACTAATACTTATGAGGTTTCAGGAACAGATACCGACGGCAATCCATTCCCTGACCGAGTAGAAATAGTTACAGTTACTGTGCCAGATTTATCGTCTGCAGAGGGCGTTGATATCTTTGCATTTGGCTACTCTCATTTAAAAGCTAAGCTAGTAGACTTGTTTGGAGAGGACAACGTCGTAGACTGCTAATTATTTATTATATTTGTTAAAAATAACCAAACATAGAAATGGAAAAAATTAAATTATCTATTACCGAAATCGTAGGCTTAGAAGCCGAGTTAAATGGCTTAGTAAACCAAGAAACTGGAGAGGTAATCTCTAAGGGATTATTTGGAGAAAAGTTAGACCTTGTTACCAAATACCGATTAAAGAAATTGTCTGACGCATTAGCAGCCGAAAAAAAGATTGTTGACGATTTAAGACAAGAATTAATCAAGAAGTTTGGCAAAGAAGAAGAGGAGGGTAAGTTTTCTATCCCTATGTGGGCAGATGAAGAGCAAAAAGTAGAGCATCCCGATTTCACTGAATTCAAGAAGCAATACAATGAGTTATTGTTAGAAGAGAAAGAATTTGAGTACAATCCTTTATCTTTGAAAGACATTAAGGATATTAAGTCTGACGAGCGTTATGATTTAGTATTCCGTTTAATCAAAGAATAATGGACATAATCTTAGGATAATTATTGGGGCGATTGCTTAAATGCATTCGCCCTTTTACCTTAAAATAAATGAGAATAGACCAATTATTAGATTCTTTGTCGAATTGCCTAACTATAGATACCGCTTCAGGTAGCTTATACATATATGGTAATTTGCAACAAGACGCTGTTAAATCGGCTGTATTATATGCAGATAACAATGGTAAGATAATTGCAGCCCCAGCAGGGACTCTAAGTACAGGAGGAAGTGGGACAGGTTTAACTTCAGTTGGAATAAATAATTTAACAGCAACAGGAACGCCATCTTCAACAACATTTTTAAGGGGGGACAATAAATGGGAGCCTATTGATTTTAGTCCTTATTTGGCAAAAACAGGGGGCACAATGACTGGTGCTTTAGGCGGGACTAGTGCCTCATTCAGTTCAACTGTTTCAGCAAATGGAATGACTTCTACAGGAGCATTTGGAGGGACTAGCGCTACATTTAGTTCATCTGTTACAGTTAGTTCATCTGTTACAGCAACAGGTTTCTTTGAGTCTAGCTCTATTTTATTAAAAGATATAATAAGAAGAGATGGGGACGTTATTTACTTTAAGTGGAAAGACAAGAAAGACGAGCAACTTCATATTGGATATGTTGCCGAAGAAGTTAAAGTTAATAATCCAGACCAAGTAATTACTGCAAACGGATACCTGGCTGTTAATTACGTTGAGGTATTAGTAGAAAAAGTTCGCGCGCTAGAAAAAGAAGTCAAAGAATTAAAAATACAATTAGCACGATTATAATATGGCTATCTCTTGGGCAAATATACCGAATAATCAAGTTATTACATTTGAAAACTTGTCAGATGCTTGCTACTATGGATATTTTTTAGAGCTGCTGCCTATGCCTCCGCAAGGAGTATCTCCCAAGAAATGTATTAGAGCGGAACTTATACAATCATATGTTGAAATTGAGCCAGGTCCATTAGAGGGTACACCTCCTAATCAGACTGTAATTAAAGAAAAGATTGTTGGAAAGCAATATGTTTATTATAAACTACAAGTGTGCGAAGGACCTGGAAGCACAGAAGTTCCTCCTGTTGCCTATACAAGACTTACGCCTACGCTAGGAACAGGTCATAGGTATATAATACCAAGTTCTTTTCCTTTTATATATTATACTTATATGGGACCATCATACGATACACCACTACAAATAAATATACCACCTGGATACAATCCTAACATACAAAGAACTGAACAAACTGGTTGTCCTTCATAAAATATGATAGCACTAACAATTACATACGGAACTATTTGCCTTATTGGGATAGCAATTTTATCTTATCGGATTATTAAGAATCCTGATGGAGAGCGCTTTACCTATAAAAAGGTTTTGAGGTAGTGTAAAAGACTACTATCTTTGTTATAGATATCTTAGAAGAATGGACAATACTATTGAGCAACTAAAGGCTTATTTATTTCCTACGGCAATTTCAATAATGTCGTTAATGATTTGGCACGACGTCAGCGAAATGAAAGCTGACATTAAGCAATTAATAGTGCAATCAAATGTAGACAAGACGAGGATAGATAACCTAGAGCGTCAAATCTACAAAACAGGATTAAGAGTACCAACCCCTCCTTCTAAGCTACCTATGCAGGTAGATATGCGTCAAGTAGTAGCAATCAAGCCCGACGAAGACGATAAAGTTTACTTGTAGAAAACATCAAGCATTTATATACCTAACTCACTAAAAATTATGTCATTTATCAAACAGTTGTTCTCTGACGACAACGACATCAACGAAAAATCCGTACTAGGATTCTTATCTTTTGCAGTGTTGTTCTTTTATGGAATAGTAGACATTGTAACTGGATATGTAGGTCAACAATTCGTTATCGAGCCTATTATCCTTGAAGTGTTTGCAGCACTAACAGCAGGCTGTTTCGGTATCTCTTCTTACGAGAAGGTTCAAAACCGTAAGACAGATGCTGAGCGCGAAAAGAACTTACCTGGAGGCTTAGACCCTCTACCAGAAGATGAAGGTTAATATAGCTCTCTTTGTGTGTTGTATGATTGCTCTCTTCTATGCTTATACAAAGCATATGGAAGCAGGAGAGCCGCGTCCTAACGATACGCTAGTTGTGCACGACACATCTTGGATTAAGCACGACTCTATTATAGTGAAGACAAAGATTGCTTACAAAGAAGTAGTTGTTAATGTAATGTCCAAACCAGAGATGTTGCCTGACACAAACTACGATAACTTGAAGCGTCAGTATATGGCATTGCTTCAGTTGTATATGAATAAAGTAATTTATTCGGATACTATACGAGTAGGCAATTACGGATACATTGCAGTTTTAGATACAATTAACGAGAACAAAATAAAATATAGGAGGACGCGCGAAAATTATGAGATTCCTGTCGTTAAGGAGACTAAAACTATTACTAAGTATGCACCACCCA